AAAACCGCATAAGAACCGATACCACATTACAGGAAAATAACTGCAAGGGGGGTGAGAGGAATGTTAGAAAATGCTGACAGAATTAAGGTTGTAAAAAGCCTTGTGAATTTTATTGAAAGAGTTACAAAAAAAGAACGACCTTCAAAGGCAGAAGTGGAAGTTCTGCCCGAGGTCGTAAGAGCTTTAAGAGAATTTATTACCGTTCAGAATTCTTAACATCCAAATAAGAATTACCGAGGGTGTCGGCAATACCGTTGAATAGTGCAGAATAGAATTCAGCTACCTGCTTTCCGCCCTTTTCGTCAATTGAAATGCTTAAGTTTGGAGCAATAGCCACTAAAACATCTTTAGCGACTTTATTTGCCAATTCATCAATTGAATAATTACGCATAATAAACTCACCTCCTCTCTGATTATAAATAATATCACGAGTCGAGATGAAATACAAGTTAAGTAAACAGCGTAAAGAACCGATACCACATTACAGGGAAATAACTGCAAGGGGGTGAGGAAATCAATTCTAAGAAACTCAAAGAGTTAATAAAAAATGCAGGCTACACACAGGTAAGACTTGCAGAAGAACTTGACATATCACCCAACTCTCTTTCATCTAAAATAACGGGTAAGTCCGAATTTACTTTAAGAGAAGCAAAAAAAGTTTGTGAATGTCTTGATATAGCAGACCTGAGCAAAAGGGCAGAGTTGTTTTTGACATAAAAAAACAAGCACCGACGGTCCTTTCATCGGTACTTGTTCCCAATTTTTTTACCTGTGTAAATTGCAGTCAGAAGTGAGTACAAAGGTTTCTCTCGCTTTTTTAACTGGTGAGGAACCAGTGAACTTCGTCTCAACATCTGACATCAGCAAAAGGACTACCGATTTCTTGATTTACTGCGTCACTTAAGCGGTTTGGCTCCGCTGTGATAGCCTTAGCATTCGCATTTAACAGGAACCGGCAAAGTCAAAAGTTTGGTCAAAATAACCAACTCCTTCCTTTTGCCCAAAAATAGGCTAATTTCATTATACAAATATTTTTGTATAATGTCAAATTATTTTAAACCGATACCACATTACAGGGAAATAACCACAAGGGGGGTGAGAGGAATGGGCGACATTATCATATTGATACTTATGATTATTCTCGCAGTTTCCAAAACTATAGAGGCGGTACTAACCTTTAATGAAGTATGTGAAGATCGTTCCAATAATCATTGCAACAATCTCAACGATAGTTCCGATGATTTTCCAGAAAGACGGTTTCTTATACCACGGCTTCTTATTGCGGGAATTTGCATCGGTACGACTGTCGGATACGGAATCATAGTAGTTAAAGAAATCTTTCTGTAAGCGTTTGAGAATGTTTTCAGCAAGTGCTTTACTGCTTTTGAAATCAATAGGCAGGCATACGGTGACGGAAATGTTATCGGGAGTGAATGAGGCGGTAATATAATCATCATTCTGTGAAAAATCAAATACGAAAAATTCAAAGGTTTTTACATTAAGATTTTTAGGAATGTCATTTATATCCGCCGAAACGGTTGTGTTATCGGAACAGTATGTAAAGGTACATTTGCAAAAATCAAAAGGAATGCAGTCTTTTAAAAGATTATAAATCTCAGACAATGTCTGAGCAGTAAATTTGTTATAGCTGTCTGATGACAGCTGTGCAGTAGCTTTATATTTTGTGTTCATAATCAAACCTTCTTTCGTTCTGATTATAACATAACGGTCAAGACAGAACCGATACCACATTACAGGAAAATAAAAGTAGGGAGAATCATTATGAATGAAATCAGAGTAAGAATTAAAGACCTCATCAAAGAGCTTCAAATGTTGCAAAAGGACGGCTATGAATGTGCCGACCTCATAATTGAAGAAGCCGAACCCGAAGAAGGCATTCCGGCTCGCATTATGCTCAGCGACTACGGCTGTGTATTTGAATGCAAAGACTGACAAGGGGGAGTGAGAGAATGGATAATCGTAACATCACGAGTATTGTTATTAATTACGATAACGGCGAAATAGAAACCTTAAATAAAGGTATAGCTGTTGGTTTTGATGAAATCGACAACGAAGAAGAAACTATCAAGGTCAGCTATCGTATGTGCGATATTAAAGGCAACGAGTTAGCAATGGTTGTTGAATCTATTATTGCGTTGGGCAACAAACTCGGAATGTTTGACAGTGGGGGAGATGACAATGAAGATGATTAAAGTAAAAATTGATACCTTAATCAGTAAACTTGAAGAAATCAAGGCAAGCGAACATGAAACGGTGCATTTGTCTATTGTTGATGGTGAGCCAAGGCACAAAATCCCAGCTCATGTTGACCTTGATGCAGACAAGGATTTTCGCTGTGTGCTTGAGGAGAGAAAGTGAACCGAATTACAGTAAGGATTGATGACCTAATCGGTCAGCTTAACGAATTAAAACGAGATGGTGCTGAAAAAGTTTTGCTTGAAATTGAAGAAGGTGTTGCAGACCCCGAGGAGAATTGTCCGAACAGGATCAATCTGATGTCTGCGTATCACCCGAGTGATTTTTTTGCAGAAGTTTATGAAAGCTACTAAAGCAAAAGTCGATATCAGATTACAGGAATAAATAATGAAAGGGTGAGAAAAAATGCCAAGAAAATTAGCCAAGCCCGAGGACCAAATGAAAAGACAGCTGATTGCCAATATACAGTATGAGGCAGAAATCAGAAGTATTGACCGTGAAGGACAGGCTCTTGTGGCACATTGTTCCGAGGGAACCTACAGAAAAAGAATTAAAGATCCGGGTACTTTTACGGTGGAAGAACTGTCGAGGCTTGCCAAGAAATTCGGCATACCTATTCAGAACCTTTTCAAGGCAAGGGTGGTAGCTGATGAATGACAAAACACTTGACGAACTCAATGACATGGCAAAAAGGTGGATTGACGGAGAGGTTAATCATCTTGAAGTCGTGTCGTTGAAATTGTTTGACCGTTTGTTGGTGCTGGAACTCGCCAACGCATACAGTATGTGCAAGGTCGGTTTGCTCAGCGAAAAATACACTGCCGCATATAAGCTGAAATTCTTTCAGGAGTACCGAGAGCTGAAGCTCAAGACGGAATTTTTGCTTGTCCAACAGGAACAGCAGATTGACTCTGTGAGAAATGCAAGCGTAACGCTTTCGGAGGTTTGCAAAGAGTACGGTAAAGATGAGGTTGACCTCGTTAAGCTGTGCGAATTACAAGCAAAGGCAATTGATGAACTGACACATGAGAATCTACATATCAAGTTGTGGAACTCAGTCAGAGCATACAAAAAGCCTAAAGATTACGCAAGACGGCATATGAGCAAGATTGTTGACGAGCTTATAGAACGGTTCGGAAGTAAGGTGCCGTTTGAACAGGTTGTTATGTCGTATCTCAACGCTTGTCTTAGTGACAATCGAAAAGAGATGTGGGAACAGCTGACAGGCGATGACTATCCGACAAAGGCAAGACAGCAGCTGCCGGTTAAAGACGGTAACGCAAAGGGCGAGCTTGAATCAATGAAGAAACATTACGGTGTGAGAACAGGGAAAAAAGTTGTAAAGGAGAGTGTCGAAAAATGATTTTTGTATCAAGAAAGAAATACAAGCGTTGCAAGAGACAGCTTGAAGATGTGCAAGTAAGATTAGCTTCAACAAAAATTGAACTTATTGACGCACATAACGATGTCAGATATTTAAGAGACAGAATTGTTAGCGCTTTCAATGGCTTTAATGAACTTTGTGAAAAGAACAATTTGCCTTTGCCGTTTGATTTGAAACTGATTGAAGAAAGTCTCGCAGATAAAGGGCATATCGAAATTGAAGAAACAGCAGAGGATTATATTTGTGCAAGCTATAAGGAGTAAAAAATGATTTTCAGAAATTGGAAGAGCAAAAGCGAAATCAAGAGAGAGTCGGCAAAAAAGGAAATTGATATTAAGCACCTCAACAACCGAAATGTAATTGCCGATGAAATCACAAATATACAGCTTGATATTATTGACCGACTCAAAGCAGAGAACAACGAACTCAGAGCCGAAAATGAAAGGCTCAAAGCGGAAAATCTGACACAGGGCTTTGAGTGTGTCGGAGTATCGGCTATTTGATTGTAAGGAGAATGGAAGTAAATGAAAATGAGAGTCTATAAGTGTGATAGCTGTAACAAAGTTATCACAGATCCGTACACAGTTATCACAGATCCGTACACAGTTAACATGAGGGAATTCTATTTAGGGTTTGATGCTGATTGCCTTGGCCTTATCGGGATTGCAATTCCTTTTGAATGCAAGAGAAAAATAAAAATACATCTATGTGATGATTGTTTCAAAGGCTTGCATGTTATTGCCGAAAGAAAGAAGCGTGAAAAGTAATGGAAAGAAAACCGACATTGACTACGATTGCAATCGAAAAACTTCATCCACATCCCGACAACCCTCGTAAGGTTCTCGGGGATATTGACGAACTTGCCGAAAGCATTAAGGCAAACGGTATTCTCCAAAACCTCACGGTTGTGCCGATGAATGACGATTGGACGGAGTTTACCGTAATTATCGGACACAGAAGATTAGCAGCGGCAAAGCAGGCAGGATTAACTGAACTTCCGTGCGCTGTTGTCGAGATGACTGAAAAGGAACAGTTATCTACAATGTTGACTGAAAATATGCAGCGGTCAGATTTGACAGTTTATGAGCAGGCAAAAGGATTTCAGATGTTGATTGACCTCGGGGACAGCGTTGCCGAGGTGGTAGAGAAAACAGGCTTTAAAGAAAGCACCGTAAGAAGGAGACTCAAACTTGCAGAACTTGATGAAGAATCCTTCAAGGACAGCCAGCTCAGACAACCCACATTGGCAGACTACGAGCGTCTGAATCAGATTAAGGATATTGATGTAAGGAATGAATTACTTAAATCAATCGGTACTAATAACTTTGATAATCGACTTTATTCAGCCGTGCAAAAGCAGAAAACAGATGAAGAAAAAGAAAAAATTGAAAAGCTCTGTCTTGAACATGGAATGATTAAAGCGCAGAAACATGACGAAATTCCAAGCAATTACGAATATACGGGATTTTTTGCGTTCAAAGATTTGATTGGTAAAGACTTTGCGGACGGCAGGAAAAGATATTTTTATTTTGGTTACGGCTCAAACATCTACATTTACGCAGAAGCATTAGAAAAGCAGGAAAAGAACGATGCCGAAGAAGAAAAGCGAAAGCTTGAAGAGCAGAGATGGGACGAGCTTGTTGAACAGGCGGAAGAAATAGACGAACGCTGTGAGGCCCTCAGAAGAGACTTTATGCTTAATACGAATTTCAATGACAGCAACAAGAAGCAGGAGCTTGTGAAGTTTATTGTAGCCCAAGTGGCGGCAGGAGCCAGTAACAAAAAATATCGTTTTGAAGAAATTATCGAACACGACTTTGAAGATGATGAAAACATAGATAGCTACATCAACGAACATTGGAACAATGACAGCGGCAGAATGCTAATGGCGACGGCATACGCTTTGAGCCAGAGGATTTACGGTTCGTTCGATTATATCAGTGTAAATTATTCGGACAAGACATTCAGCCGAAAAAACAACCCGGAATTAAACAAATTTTATGCCTTACTCTGCAAACTCGGCTATGTGATGAGTGATGAAGAAATTCAGCTCCGTGACGGCACACATCCGATTTTTACAACAGGTGAAGTAAAATAAACTAAATAAGTTAATCACGCTCTGCACAGCGAGATTATATATATCTCATTTTTTACCTACTTTTCTGAATATTACCATTTACATATCTCAGACAGGTGCAGATGTCTGAGATGATTTTTAAGAGGTGAAAAAATAATGGCAAAAAATGAGGAAGAGAATACAGGGTACATTACTCAATCTACTCGTCATTCTATGCTTGTATCATTGAGCCGTGAAATCAATGTGATTTCAGACGAAAACGCAGTGTTATACGACACAATAATCGAATTGTGCAAAAAGTTCTTTCCTGAAAAAAACAATCAAAAATTTTGCGCTCAATGTAAGATTATGGAGAAAGGAGCTTATGCACCTAATCCTATTGATGATCCAACCACACCCTACATAGAATCTCACATACTGAGATTAGAAATGCTTGCAACCGGAAATATGGAGCTAAAAGACCAAATTGTTAAAATGTGCCGGCTGTTACTTGAGGAGAAAGACAATGACAAAGGCAATGACAGAAGTAAAACTTAAACCTTACCCGTTCTGCGGTAGCGAAGATTTTGTACTGGGGTTTCATGAAGGACATAACGAAATGAGAGTCAAATGTAAAAGGTGTAAAACTTTGTTTACAATATTTGACACTCCCGAAAATGCCCCGAAACTGTGGAACAGAAGAACATATTGCTATCAAGCCGAAAGAGCCGTACAGGATATGACTGCCGAAAAAGCAATTGAAGTGTTGAATAAAATCGGCGAAGAAACAAACATTGAAGATACACTAAAAAATTTGAGCAATTCCAATATATTTACCGCTCTTAAACTTGCCGTCCATGCTTTTGAAAAGCAAGTGGCAAAAAAACTTAAAGAAGTGATACGCACAAGTAGCAATAAAAAGAGCAGAGTAAAAGCGTTTGAACATAATTATAACCACCAGAATTGGCAAGATCAGGTGCCGATACCCGAGTACAAAGAATGGCAATGGACTGACTATCAATGCCCCATTTGCAACGCCCTCATCAAAGAGGGCAGACCTGAATTTTGCTGGCGCTGCGGACAGGCTTTTGACTGGTCAGATGAAACGGAGAGTGAAAATAATGAAAAAAGGGACAACAGTTGAAAGTGGATATGATGCCGAGGGACGCTGGCATTTGAAGCTCAGAAAAGCCAAAGGCAAGTTTACGCTCGACGAAATAATTGAAGCGGCGAAAGAATGGGAAGAAGATTACTACGCCGTGATAATTAAAGCAATGAGCGACGAGACAGCACAGTATTACGATGATGACCTTGAGGGGGATTACGTGACGCTATATCGTGCCACGGATTTTATAAGTAAAGAGGTGTAAAAATAATGTATCACGGCATCAAATATAAAGGCTTACGCTATAAGATTTTTTCTTTCCGTTGGAAACGAAAAAATCGCAATTGGAAGGATTGCCCGAAGAAACGCAAGGCTATGAAAAAGGATTGGGAAATGAAGGTAAAAAAATAATGTCAGCAGGAACAACAATGCTTATTGTGTTTTTAATCCTTATAGTAGCGTTTATTTTAACGCTTATTTGGATGAGGGAAAACATTAACTTTTATCGTGACCTTTATAAAGTTGAGAAGGAAGAAAACGACCGCCTTTTGAAAGAGAATCAAAAGCAATGTCGAACAATCAATCAAAACTGGGACATCACTAATAAGCGTTGCAATAAGAGCTATACGAACGGCTTTGCAGACGGAAGAAAATACGAAAGGAAATATGGATATGACCAAGAAATCAAAATTAGCGAAGAAGAAAAAGCAAAGCTCGAGGCAGTTATCAGAGCAGCCATCAACAGCAAGAAAGCTGCATTGGGAGAAGGCTGTGAATCCGAATCTGAACCCGAAGCCGAGGACAAAGAGGAAGAAGGATAACATTGATCTTATTTGTGAGGAGCTAATGAAATACAATGAACAACACGGAACATCATACAGTTACGGCGAATATACAGCACTCGTCGGAATGGGCAAAATCAAAAGTAAGTACCGAAACGAAAGAGACATTGAACTGCCGCTCTTGTAGGGAATGCCGAGGGTACAAGTTTTGTGCAAGCAGAAGCAGGGATTATCCTTGCCTGTGTTTTACTGCTAAAAATGAAAGGTGACTACATATGAGACGAGAAGATAAAGAATTTTTAAACAGTCAGATTGAAAACTTAAAAGAATCCGCACACGAGCGTTCACATGAGTGTTTTGCGGCAGTGCTTATGCAGATTGATTATCTCCAGCTTAAATTACTCAAGGCTGAAAAAGGCTGTAAAAAGCTCAGAGCAGAAAACAGAAGATTAAGAGCAGAAAATCAGATGCTCGAGGACAACATGGGGAATCTTTTGTGTACAAGAGAGGAAGAAATGAGGTACAACCGAGTGTTGAATGAAAATATCACAAAGCTGGCTGAGGTCAACGCACTTATGGCAGGTAAGCTCTCGGTGTATGAAGAACCTATTAAGAGGACTGAATCTCAGCCCGATAAGACGGCTGACACGGTAAGAGCGTCAGATCCGTCAGAAGAATAATCAAGGCAACACCCTTGCTACACGCAAAATCCAATTTTTTAATCAAGAAATCAAACAATTTCCATATTCAAAAATTAAAATCAAAAAGCAATGACTTCTTTTTTTGATTTTAGCTGTTATAAGAAGAGCCGAGGCAACGGCTCGACATATTGCAATAAAATAAGAACACACAATTGCAGAGTAGTAAGGTTTGCAAAAAAGCAGTAGCTCAAGTGGTCAGATTGGGCTACTGCTTAGTTATATCTGTCAGCATTAAAATTCTAAAGCAGAATAATAATCAGTCATAATTGAGGGAGCTGAAATGCTCCTTTAATATCCTGCTCAAATGATTATTTAAGTCGGGAAAACAGGAAAAATATACTATAATAAAAGGTTATGCTATGTACACATATCGAAGAACAATCAAAAGCGGAGATATGATTGAGGTTGAATACTATCAATCAATCCGAAAAATCGGAAAAAACTACGGCGGAAGGAAATCAAATAATTCTTTAAGCTCGGCCAAGATGAGAAAAGCAAACAAGCTCCGTGCAGTCAAGCATATGCAGAGGCTCATAAATGCAAACTTTGGGAGCGGTGATTTCTTTTGTCGCTTTTCTGCGCCATACGGAACATATGAAACAGAAGAAGAGTTCCGCAAAGAGGTAGGTAAATGGCTTTACAGAATAAATTACCGCCTGAAAAAGCAGGGCAAGGGCCGATTAAAGTACATAGCGTTTATTGAGTGCGGTAAGTCGGGTAAGAATTGGCATATCCACATTATCGTAAGCAAAGAGGACAGGGAACTGCTGTCTGAACAATGGCCATATGAAAACGGTCAGAACTTTACTCCGCTATATAAGAACGAGAATTTCAAGAAATTGGCTGAGTACATAACAAAAGATTTGACAGGTAAAGATGAGATTGATGCCGCACAAAAGCGAATGATGACAAGCCGAAATCTTAAAAAGCCTGAATCGGTTACAAGAAAGGCAAAAAGAAAAGAGATCAGAGCACTTGAACGTGGCGAAATGATTGAAGCGCCCGAAGGTCATTATCTCATTGAGGACGATTACTCAATGAACTACTCTGTCATAGGCGGTGCAAAATGGTATTTTTGTTTTTTGCCGATTACGCAGAGGCGGAAATGGTAAATAATGGTAAATTCAGACCGTGCGATGTACGGTCTTTTGGGGTTGCACAAAAATGAAGTATGCAGCGGAATAGATAATAAATCAAAGGAGAGATAAACTTGAAAGAAAACAAAGCCAAATGTCCGTTCTATTCGTATGATAGCCAAAGCAAGATCTGTTGTTTCGGGGCGGTTTTCAAAAGTAAGAGCACAACGCTGTTTTTTGATTCGCCGCAGGACAAGGAAAATCACTTCAACGATTTTTGCGGTAGCTATTGTTGGCGAGGCTGTCCGCTGGCACAGACGATCAGCAAAGATTTGTAAAATATCAATCTTTTAAAAACATAATATGCAAAAATTTTAAATCAATTCAAAAATTTTATTTTCGTCACGGTTTTGCCATTGGGTGAAACCGTGTTTTTGCATACCAATATTACCCTCGGAAAAAAGTGTACAAATTTGGTATTAAAGTTTTAACTTTTTTGCACGAAAGAAAAAAGCTAAAATTAAGACACGAAACATGTACAAAAAGGCGGTGAGTTTATGAGTCAAAAAAAAGACTTGAAAGGACAGCAGACAGAATTAAATGAGCAAAAAGTGATTGACTGGGTGCAAATTAAAGCTGAATATATCAGCGGCACAATGTCCGCTTCAAAACTTGCCGAAAAGCACGGAGTGAGCGTGTATGCAATCCGAAAAAGGTCGGGGAAAGAACGCTGGCAGGAGCTGAGGCGGCAGAATCAGAGTGAAACCGCAAACAAAATAGCAGAGAAAATCAACACAGAGAAAGTGAAGAAAACCGTCAGAGAGATTGACAGGGTTGTGGCCGTTGCCTCAAAACTCATCACAAAGCTGAACAGAGCCGTTAATGAGCTTGACAAGGACGAGGAACTCATCAAGAAGAAAGTAACGGTTAAAGCCGAAAAAAGCGAAGATAAGAAAGCCGCCACAGTGGAAGAAGAATACAGATACGATTATGCAAAGCGCAAGACACTTGTAAACACAAAGCGTGCAGCGGAAATCTCTAAGAGTCTGCTCAATGTTCGTAACATACTCGCAGATTATACGACGGAACAGGACGAAGAGAACGCTCTCGGCATTATCGAAATCCCGATGCAGGAAGTAATGCGACCACCCGAAGATGACGAGCAGGACGGTGAAAGCCTTGAGTAAGAAAGTCATATGGACTCCTCAGCCGAAACAGAAAATAGCGTTGAGCCGTGGCGAAGATGAAATGTTATACGGCGGTGCGGCAGGCGGAGGCAAGACCGATTATCTTGTAGTTGAGGCGGCTCGACAGGTGAATATCCCCGAATACAGAGGACTAATATTGCGAAGAGCTGTTCCTGACCTTGCACGAATTATTGACCAAACGAGGGCTATTTATCCGTCAATAGATAGGGGCGCAAGGTACAACGCAACAACGAGAGTGTGGACCTTTTCAAGCGACGCACAAATTAAGCTCGGCTCTTTATTTCGCACGAATGAAAAGTACAAGTATCAAGGCCAGCAATACGATTTTATCGGCTTTGACGAATTAACGCAGTTTACATTTGACGAGTACAGTTATTTAAAATCCCGAAATCGTGGTAACTGCAAGGCGACGAAGGTGTATATGCGGTCAACTGCCAACCCCGGCGGAGTAGGCCACGGCTGGGTGAAACAGTATTTTGTGACTGCCGGAACTCCGGGCGAAACTATATGGCTCAGTGACAAAGTAATTATGCCTGACGGCACGACCAAAAATTATTGGAGCAGTAAAGTCTTTATTACGGCAAGCGTTTTTGACAACAATGCCTTAATGAACAATGACCCCGATTATGTCAAGCGACTGGCACAATTGCCCGAAGCGGAGCGTAATGCCTTACTCTATGGCTCGTGGGATAGTTTTGAAGGACAGGTTTTTACCGAATGGATAGATAACCGAGAGCATTACAAGGACAGACGGTGGACTCATGTTATTGAGCCGTTCAAAATTCCGCAAAGTTGGCGAATAATACGCTCGTATGACTGGGGATATACAAGACCGTTTTCAGTCGGGTGGACTGCCGTTGACCAAGACGGCAGATTTTACCGCATAAGGGAGCTGTACGGCTGCAAGAAAAATCAGCCGAACACAGGTGTACGCTGGCCAATCGAAAAAGTGGCACAGGAAATTCTTGCAATTGAAAATAATGACCCTCAAATTAAGGGCAGACAGATATACGGTGTGGCGGATCCGGCTATCTTTGCAGAACAGGGCAGCGGAAAAAGTCAAGCTGCAACACACGCACAGTTGGGTGTGTTCTGGAATAAGGGCGACAATGCGAGAATTGCCGGAAAAATGCAGTTTCATTCACGGCTCGCGTTTGATGAGGAAGGCTATCCGATGTTTCAGTGTTTCAACACTTGCACTAACTTCATCAGAACAATTCCGAACCTTGTTTACTCGCAGATAGACACCGAAGATATTGACACCGAGGGCGAAGATCATATTTATGATGAAAGCCGTTACGGGATGATGACTTCAATTATTACACCGAAAGAAGTTGTGCTCCGTAATGCAAGGGCATTTGACCCATTGAATATATGTCAGACACGATACTACAGATAGGAGATAAAACCAAAATGAGCAAAGTTAAACGAGATGAAAACGGAATGATTATGCCGGTTAAAAGCACATATCCAGCTCTGACTTCTGACAAATCAAAGTTGAGCAATGTTTACGGTACAAGCGATAAGACTGATGAAGAGCCGAAATCAGCCGAACAGGCAGAAAAAGAGAACGAGAGCAGCGGCAAGCCGATTGGACTTGACGAAATACACGAGGCTATGCAGACCTTCCGCAAATATCAGAACAGCAAAAAGCCGTATGATGAAAGATTTAAGCAGGCTTTCAGAGAATATAATCTGCTTTACACAGAGGCGACTGCGCCGCAGATTAAAACTGACGATAACGGTAGGCCTCGAAAGGTGCTTGTACCGCACCGCAAAGGCGCACAGGCACTCAATGTAATTATGAACAAGCACGCTGACGCTATGGATAACTACCCCGAAATTATATGTTTGCCGAGAGCACAAGACGACGAACAGGCGGCTAAAACACTCAACAGCGTTATTCCGTGCATACATAAACGAAACGGATTCATAAGAACATACTCAGACGAACAGCTTGACAAGTTTGTCGGCGGTTGCGGTTGTTACGCAGTATTGTGGGACAAGACCGCAGAAAACGGACTGGGTGATATTGCTATCAGCCGTGTTGACATTCTCAATCTCTTTTGGGAGCCTCATATTGAAAACATACAGGACAGCGCCAATGTATTCTTTGCTCGCTATTATGACGAGGAAGGAATCAGAAAGGTATATCCTGAACTTGAAAGCGTTTCGACTGCCTCTCTCGGACTTGTGGAACACGAAACCTACGACAACAGCAACAAGTCGAATGATAAAGTCATCTTGATTGACTGGTACTACAAGAAAAACGGCGAACTGCATTTGTGTAAATTCGTCGGTGACCATATTCTCTATTCATCCGAAAATGAGGGTAAGCCTATTTATGACCACGGAAAGTATCCGTTTGTACTTGAACCAATGTTTCGCCTGCGTGATACTCCCGTGGGCTTCGGATTTATGGATGTAGTCAGGGCACCGCAAAATCAGCTTGATGAACTCAAACACGATATGCTGGTGAATATCAAAGTCAACTCACAGCCACGAGTGTACGCAAATACAGGTGTCGGCGTGAACAATGACGATATGACCGACCTTGACAAAACTGTAATTGAGGTCAACGGACAGTTGCAGGGTAACATTGCACCGGTTGAATCAAAAGAGCTTGCCTCGGGCGCATGGAGCTTGTACGACAGGCTCTCTAATGAAATCAAAGAAACTTCTGCTACGAATGACGCAAGTAATGGAGCGAGTGCGGCAGGTGTTACAAGCGGTTCGGCAATTGCGGCATTGCAAGAGGCAGGCGGAAAAGTAAGCAGAGACTCGAATAAACTTGCACAGGAAGCAATGACGGAGCTTGCACAGTTGGAAATTGAACTGATGAGGCAGTTTTATAACTTGCCGAGAATTTTCAGAATCACTGGTGAAAACAATCAGACTACATATGAGGAGTTTGACAATACAGACCTCAGAAAACAGCCGTTGACATATACAGACACAGACGGTCAGACGGTAAACTATACCGACGAGGACGGCAACATACTTGAACGACTGCCGATTTTCGATATTGACGTGAAGGCGCAAAAGGCAAGCCCGTTTGCAACAGCGGCACAAAATGAAATGATGATGAATCTGTTCCAGATGGGCGCGTTCAATCCGCAGGCGGCTGATGCCACACTCGTAATGCTTGACGGCATGACCTTTGAGGGCAAAGAAAAACTGATTGAAAAAATCAAGCAGAATCAGACCTTGTCGCAGGCGGTGCAGGAGCTTTCAAATAAAGTGCAGATGCTGGAAGCAATGAACGCAAGCAGAACAGCGGCAGATGTGCAGAATGCTATGCCGAGCGAAAACGCACAGAACGCACAGCAGACACCGCCACAGACAGAAAGCAGGGCGGCAATGTGATTGAAATAACATTGATTGACAGCGGAAATCTGATATATTTTGAAAGCAAAGGACACGGCTCACATGATGTGTGTGTTGCCGTGAGTGCTTTATGTTCTACATTTTTGCAGTACGTGCGTGAAATGCAGGACGAAAACAATGTGACGATAGTCAATGAAACCTATGAAAACGGTCACACGGAATCAGAGTTTTATATTGTCAGCTCAGATGCCGAAGTACGCAATGGCATAAAAGCACTATGGACGGGATTTGAACTTTATGCCGAGAATTATCCTGATGAAATAGATTTAAACTATGATGACGGCAAACCGAAATAAAGTTTAAAATCAACAAGAGTTTTAACTTTTTTTGAAAAATTAAGGTTGATATAATTAAAATATAAGGTCGCAGTAGTGGAACTGCATTAAGGCCTGACACCTCGGAAAGACGAGAGAGAGACACCTCGGAAAGACGAGAGAAATGAGGTTCTACATGAACGAGAACGAAAAAATTTTAAATCTTATCGTAAATCTGCATGACGGCGACTCAGCAGGCGCAGCTGACGGCGGAGACGGAAACGATGAGAGCGGTGTTGCCACAAGCACCGACAACAACATAAGCCGTGAAACGAGAGAGAGAGCTGAGAGAATCGGCATAGGTGACGACCTTATCGACGATTATAACAAAGCTTTTGGCAGCGGCAATCAGAATCAGAACAACACAGAAGGCGAAAACAACAGCACAGACACAGACGGCGAAGAAAACTCAGAAGAAGAGTTTGAAAAGCTGATTAAGGGCAAGTACAAAAATGTGTATCAGAACAAAGTGGAATCTTTTGTTAAAGACAGAATGTCAACAAAAAATAAGCAGATTTCAGATATGCAGAAAAGAGAAAGCACCGGCAATCAGATTTTTGCTCTTATTGCAAACAAGTACAATGTACAGCCCGATGACCTTGACGGTCTCCTCAAAGCCGTAACAGAGGATAAGGATTTGTTTGCGGAAAAGGCTCTTGCCGCCGGAGTGACAACAGAAGAGGCACGCAACGACTTTTTCAATCAGCAGAAAACAAATGCACAGGAAGAAGAGCTTGAAACCCTCCGAAGAGAAAAATCCGCAAGAGAGCTTGACACGCATTTAAGGTCAATTGCAGCGGAAACGATGAAAGAATTTCCAAACTTCAACCTTGAAGAGGAATTTCAGAATCCGTCATTCAGAACAGCTCTTGACTTTATTGCTCAACAGAGAAATGAACAGAACGAAAAGACAGGTCGTAATGATGAAATTTATGATTTGACTACTGCGTACAAAATGGCGCATTTTGATGAATTGCAGAAAGACCTTGTAAAGCGTTCAAGCTCTGCCGCAATCAGTGCGGCGGCACAGTCAATTCAGAGTGGCGCAAGGAGACCAACCGAAAATGCGGTCAAGAAAAGCGGTACAACCACGCAGAGAAAGAGCGTGGAAGATATGTCTGACGCTGAATTTGATGCCTTTTACGAGAAAGTAAGACGAGGCGAGGCACACCTCTAATGCCTTGCCGAAAGGAAGGTACATATGAAAAGCAAGATTATTAAGCTTATTATCAATATCCACGGTAATACGGTTGACGCAGGCGGTGTAAACAAGTCAAACGGCTATGTTTACAATGCTTACGGCAACACAACATCAACCTCGGGCAATGACTGGACACCCGAAAAAGCTACATATTATCACAAAGTGTTCCTCAAAAACCTGACAGCAAAATGCGTTCACGGTCAGTTTGGTGAGCATGACACAATTCCGAAACAGTCGGGCAACATCTACAACAAGAGAGGTATTTCACCATACCCGACTGTTACAACACCGTTGCAGGAAGGCATTACTCCTGTTGGTAACAAGATGAGCTTCTACTACGTTGAGATTGCAGTCAATCAGTACGGCGCATATACACCGATTACCGACTGGGCAAGTTTCTGTAGCCGTGATGATGTTATGACCAAGGACAGTGAGGAGCTTGCTTCACAGGCTGGCCGCTCAATTGAAGAGATTGACCGTGAGGCTCTTAATGCCGGAACAAGCGTTATCTATGCACCGGCTGTAGGCTCTGACGGTACGGTTACAGAGGTTGCAAGCCGTGCGGCGATTACGCCCAACAGTAAGCTCACTATTGACACCATTTTCAGAGCGCTGAACTATCTCGAATGTCAGAACGCTGAGCCTATCGGCGAAAACTATGTCGCTGTTGTACACCCGAATGTTAAGTACGACATTATCAGCAACAAGGATTTTATCAGCGTAGTTAAGTATGCTCACGCAGACAAGATTTTCAAAGGCGAAATCGGTACAATCGGTAATGTTAAGTTTGTACAGTCGAACTTTGCAAAGGTGTTTAAGGGCGCAGGTGCAAGCAAGATTGATGTTTACTCAACTCTTGTGTTTGGCAAGGACGCATATGTTACTGTTGAGATTATGGGTGAAGGCACTCAGACAATCGTTAAGGGCTTTGGCTCAGGCGGTACAGCTGATCCTCTTAATCAGCGCGCAACACAGGGTTGGAAAACAACTCACGGTGTCGGCATTATCGGTCAGACAAGAATGGTGAGAATTGAAACAGCTTCTTCACTTAACACCGTAGCACAGACAGCTTCTCCGGCTGTAGCATAATCGGGAGGTATAACCTATGGCAACAACAAAGAAAGCCGCAGAGACGGCAGAAAAGACAGAAGTATCGGCAGAAAAGACAGAAGTATCGGCAGCGGAAACTACTGCCGATACTGTAACGATTAAAAAATCTCAGCTTGATAAGCTCCTTGGAATGTATGACGAGTTGCAGGAAATCAAGAAGAGTATGCCGATCGACCGCAAGGCGGAAAAAATCAAGCAGGACAAGGAACTTGCTAAAATGATTGAAAAGGCAAACAAGGAAAGTGAAGAACTTGTTGAGTACATCGCTCCAACAGGCTCGATGAAGTCAAACAAGAATATTGAGGTCAATATTAACGGCGTGCAGTACACCGTGCCGAGAGGTGTCAAGACGAACATTCCACGCAAGGTTGCGGAGATTATTGACAACTCAATTAAGCAGGCTGAATTTGCTCAGGGTGTGCAAAATAAGGCTGCCGAGATTGCCCAGCAGGCTATTGCCGAGGGCAGAATCTAATTCAATAACAAGGAATAAATTGTACTCCTTACACAAAATTCGCAGAAGGGCGGGGGCGGTAGCTTCCGCCTTTTTGCGTTTTTGCGTACACAGATATTAGAGAGGTGATTATATGACACTTGACAAGGTAATTGAAAGAGTGAGGAATCTTAAAAGCGGATATGATGTGTCCGATGAGGACATTATAAGTTATATTAATGAGGTAGAAATGGAAATCATCAGCAATGTAATAAGTAATCGCGAAGGCGATAATTACATAGTTGGAACATACGGAAACTATCTGATTGACACGGACCGTGACTTTGAACTGCTTGCCCCTGCTCCATACGACAGAATGTATGAGGTTTATTGTGCGGCACAGATTGACAGGGACTACGAAGAGGCTGAAAGATATTCCGTTGATATGAGTGTATATAATCAGCTGAGGCAGGATTTTGGAGTGTTTTGGTTCCGAACACACCCACAAAAGAAAAGGTATAACTTTCACATTGGTTAAGAGGTGACAATATGCTACCCGAATTAAGAATACCGAGGAGAGACACAACGAGTATCAGCGTGTTCAGAGGACTTAACCGAAGTCCGAACACAGGCTTTTCAAGGGTTTCAAGCTCATCAAGCAGTATTTACACAGAGTTCAAAGATTTTAAAAATATGACTTCTGATAAATACCCACAGCTTGCACCGAGAGCAAACCGCTCCCGAATTACTTCCGATAGCCAAATCAAAATCATCTCAAATCTTTTGTCGGCTAACTCAGGTTTGATTTATATTGACTCAGACAAAAATCTGCATATCGGGGCAGAGGTCACAAAGATTGATGAGATTGATGCGGCAAAACAGCACCATATTGTTTTATACGGCAACAAGGTTGTAGTATTCCCCGAGAAATTCTCGGTTAATATGAGCAACAAAAAGGTGACTATGATTGATTGCCGGAACAAAGATTTGAGCACACGAGTAGAAACAAAGAGTAATCTGCAACTTGATGCCTTGACATTTGATTATGCATATTTGTTATGTTCAATTACACGTTCATATTATGACGCAAGTGCGAACAAGAATTATCGACCGAGCGTAACTTTATATACCAACAACGATTTAACCGACGCCAAATATCAGTTGACAAGTAATAAAGACATGGTTGATATATTCAGCTTAAATGATATTAGGATAGGCACGGTAATTGAGAGTTATAACAACTTTTATTCTGTTGTCGGAATTGAAAAGAAGGACAGTACATTTAAAAAGAATAGGCTTTTGAATTTCAAAAAGTTATCTCAAAAGTTTAATTATACGACAATAAGAGCCAAAAACATTGGATTGCATATTGAAGTTGGAGATTTTGTTAAAATCAGCGGATTAACTGACTCTCTTGTCAGCACAGATGCCGAAAGCTACGTTGATAAGACTTATATGGAAAACCTTAACGAAAAAACTTTCAAGGTTTATTACGTTTCAAAAAATGAGCTTGTAATCAAGTGCAAATTGGAATCAAGCGTGCCGTACACAGGTACAGTCACAGTCGAAAGAATCTCTCCCAATTTTGATGAGGGAAAAATTGTTGAAATGCAAAACCGCTTGTGGTGTTGCTCCTCAGACAAAAACGAAATTTATTGTTGTAAACAAGGCGATGAGCGCAACTGGCAGGCATACAGTGACGGAATCAGTACAGACAGCTGGGCTATGACCTGCGGTAAAGAAGGAAAGTTTACAGGGATTGCAACACGAGGCGACAGCGTTATTTTCTTCAAAGAAAACTACGCATTAAAAATCTACGGAACAAAGCCGAGCAATTTTACCCTTGCAGAATACAATGTGCCGGGTGTCGCAATCGGAAGCGAAAAGAGCCTTGTCAACATTAACTCAACCTTATTTTATCTTGGCCATAACGGTGTATATGCTTATCAGAGCGGTAGCTTGCCGGCACTCATAAGCGAAGAATCTTTGTGGGGACATACTTATAAGAACGCAGTCGGCGGCAGACACGGAAATAAATACTACATATCTGCCGAAAGAGATGACGGAGAGCAGGAACTTCTTGTGTACGATACCGACAAAGGCTTGTGGCACAAGGAAGACGACGCAAAGATGATTGACTGCACCACATACAACGGTGTTCTGTATTGGCTTGACGATACCAAAGAAAACATTATGTGTCCTGATAAAGCGGACAATCTTCTTGTTGACAATACGAAATATGAGTATCAACAGGAAGAGTGCTTTGAGTGGTCTGCTGAAACAGGCGACCTTTACGACGGCGAATTTAATGTGAAAAATATCGGAAAAATTCGAATCGGCATTAAAGCCGAAAAAGGAGCAAAGGTCAGCTTGTTTGTGCAGTATAAGGACAACGGCGAATGGCGAAAAGTATCGGAAATGCTGTACAGCGAGAAAAAGCCGAGAGTATTCGCCGTAGCTTTACGCAGAGCTGAATATCTGCGCCTTAAACTTGTAGGAACAGGACAGGTCGAAATATACGGAATTGACATTGAGCACAGCAGAGGAAGTGATAAGCGTGGCAACATTTAAACTTGATCCGCCCCCTTCAACAAATGACATGGGAGAAATGCGGAACTATCTAAACGATATGTACGAACAGCTGGCTTTCGTGCTCAGTAATATTGACAGCGACAATATAACAGATGATTTTCTATCCGCAATCGGACAGTCACAAAAAGGAAGTGAAAAATAATGGCTTATACATACAAGGTTTACGGCACAGGCGATGTTGACAATGCGGTTAATAACTATAACCGTGTTGCCTCATCAGCTCCGACATACGCTGACAGTTACGACACAAGACAGGCTCGTCAGCAGGCTGACAACTACGCAAACTCATACACCGACAAAATCAATAAGGGATATACGAGCAAGTACAAGGGTACAATTGACGAGCTTGCAAATCAATATCAAAAAAATAAATTTGACTGGACACCCGAAAATTCTACGGAATATCAGCAAGCAAAAGAAAAATATACCCGTGAGGGCAAGGTTACACAGGAAAATGTACAAGGAAGTTATGCAGCTAACACAGGCGGTTACAGTAACACTTATGCACAGGCGGCAGGACAAAAGGCATTCGGCGAGTATATGGACGAGCTTGCAAACAAGGTACCAACACTAAAAAATGAAGCCTACAAGAGTTATCAGCAACAGCAGGAAGATACACTAAACAGAATCGGCGTATTGCAGAACCTTGATAACACGCAATATCAGCGTTACAGGGACAGCGTAACGGATGATTACGACTTTATGACCTATTACGAAAACAAGTACGGCACAAGCAAAGGCCTTGATATGAGTAATTTTCAAAATGAACTGGCTAACTGGCAGACACAAATGTCAGCGGCACAGAGTAATCTTTCAGATATCAGAAGTCTTGCCGAGGCACAGTATGAACACAATACATTGAGTGCCGACACAAGGTCAAGCATTGACAGCCAGCGCAGACAGTCGGACGCTTATTACAATTATCTGAACAGTCAGGTAAAAATAAAGTGAGGTGAGAAAATTGAGTGTGAACAGTGAAGAAAAAATTTATAATGACCTGATGAATGAAGTACCAAGTCAGACGGTGAGCGGTGACACTAAGCAGAGTGCCGCCGCTCTTGCGGGTGCAGAATCGACAGCGACAGGACAGGCTGACAACTATAAAAGCACTTACAGCGGTAAGTTAGATGACGCCATAAGTAACTATCTGACAGGCAGAGGATTTGAATATGATCCGACGCAAGACAAGGCATATCAGCAGTACCGCAAGGAATTTGCACAGAATGCCGCTATGGCACGAGATACGAGCCGTAACACAGCTAATCAGCTTTCAGGCGGTTACAATCCTACCTATGCCGATACTGTCGCAGACGAGGTCTACAATGACCGTATGGGGAATATAAGCGATGCGGAAAGCACATTTAAGGGGCTTGCACAACAGGACTATCAGGCAAAGCAGGAGAAAAACGCAAATGTGCTTAACCTTTACAATACGCTTGAGGGTACGGATTACAGCCGTAATCGTGACACGGTAGGAGACTACAAGAACTATCTTAATCTTCTTGCAAGCAGGTACTCAACCGACAGACAGGCAGACACAAACCTTGACAGTGCTAACAATGATGTTTACTCAGCAAAACTTAACGGAGCAGTAAATAATCTCTCATCAGCAAGAGCAGCAGACAGTCAGCGTTATTTGTATGACACGGTAAGTGCCAATCAGCTTGCACAAAATGCACAGGCTGAAAGAGAAAACGCTCAGAAGATTGAATACGATAAAAATAAATCTGCTTATGACGCTTATGTTAAGGCTCAGACAGAGTTGGCAAAAGAACAGAAAGCTGCACAGGAGAAAGAGGATAACCGCAGATACAGAGCGGCATATGATAAGTTCGTAGATGCATATGACCTTAAAAATGCTAAGTATGAATACAAGGTCGGTCAGCTTGCACAGGGCTATTATAACGGCTACATCACGCTCGACGAAATGGATTATATTGCAGAAAAGCTCAATGTCAGCACAGCTGACCTGACAAGCACGCTTGACAGGATGAGCAAAAACGGCGGAACGCTTAATGATGACCACTACGGCGGTCCGAACTCAATGAGTATCGGTAAAAACACTGATTATTTTCAAACGTCAACTTCAAGAGTTACTACGGACGAAAACGGAAAAACAAAATATTTATCGGAAAAAGAGTGGAACGAACTACCGATAAATAAGAAGAAAAAGTGAGGACTGTATATATGGCACAGCAAAGAAAAAGAACCGCAGGCGACGATTTAAGAGATTTTAAAGCAGGCAAAATCAGCGGAAACTTTTATCACAACGGTATTGACCGTTCGGATAATTATATTCAGCATACATCAGCACCGAGGTATATAACCGATGAAAACGGAAAAACGCAGGTGGCTTCATATAACGAATGGATTCAGCAGGAAGTATTTCAGCATCAACACGATTTACCAAACGACACAAGTTCGACATCATCAAATAATAAAACAGCGACAAATGATATTTCTGTAAAAAGCAGTAACAATACTTCTTCAAGTGCAGGCTCGGATATTAAATCCTTTTTTAGTGGAAATTTGAATAATGCGAACAGCTCCGCAGAGGATTTGAAGGACGCAATTAAAAACCCGAACAAGTCTTTGAATGATAGAGTTAAAGGACTTACATACATGTATAATGCTGCGGTTGCGACAGGTGACACCAAAACCGCCGAGAAAATGCAGAAAGAATATGATGAACTTGCCGACAGGGTTAATAAGCAGACGGAAATAAACCGAAAGAACGCTGAAACCGCAGAAGCTGAAAACGCAAAACTTGCAGAACAGGCAGAGAAAGAACAGAAGTATGCAGATAAATACAAAAATTCTACACTTGAACAGAGGAAAAATGCACGCATACACGCAACAACAGAAGAGCTTGACTGGCTGAACAAGCATATGTATGATAATTCATCAAGTAAGGAGTTGGAAGAATATAATAATCAGCTTAATAAAGAAGCTAACAGCTTGTGGAATCAGAGAGATGAAGAACAGGCATATAACCGGCTTAAAGCAATTGAAGATGAACAGGGAAAATTAAAAACTGCAATCGACAATGCAAAACTCTCTGAACAGAAGAAAAAAGAGTACGACGATATTGTTAATAATGACATCAAGGCAAAAACTGTTTTGCAGAAATATTATGCTTTGCAGGAGTATTTAAAAACAGATACCTCAGACGCTGACGAAGCTGATAATACTGATAACAGCTACATCAAGAAACTGTCTGAGAACGAAAGAAATAAAATCAAAGCAGATTTCTTAAAACTTAAAGATAAAGGCTATAATACCGAATCTTTGTATAAATGGTATGCGAGAGAACAGGATGAAAAAAAGGCAGAGGATAACCTTGACCGTATAAAAATGTATGCGAAAAAACATCCCGTTATTGCTTCTGTAAACAGCATAGGTCAGAAATTTGTCGGAGGCGTACCCGATGCAATACAATACATTTCGGCTAACATTGATAAAAAATATAACGGCGGTGACGGTTATGTAAATCCCGACACTACAGAAACAGCAAAAAGTGAAGCAATAAGGCAATCAGTTTCCGAAAAAATCAACAACGATTTCGGTTCTTTGCTCTATACCGCAGGTATGGGGATTGCTGATTCAACTATAAATATAGTTATGGATAGGTTAATTCCCGGTGGTTCGGCAATGGGTTTAACTTTGCTTGGTACTTCTGCGGGTGTAAGCGGTGCTAATGAAGTTATTAAAAACGGCGGTTCAATTGAAAATGCAGTGACAACTGGAGTAGCCAACGGCATTGCCGAAGCTTTGTTTGAGAAAATATCGCTTGAACAGCTCTCAGCGTTTAAAGCAAGCGGTAAAAGCACATTTCGTGCGGCTGTCGGCAATGTGCTTAAAGGTGCATTTACTGAAGGCTCGGAAGAGGCTTTTACCGACCTTGCAAACAGATTGACTGATGACGCAATTAACAAGGATTTATCTTCATACAACCTTGCTAAGAAGAATTATATGGAACAGGGAATGAATGAGTCAGAGGCGGAGAATGCCGCAAGCTGGGACTTTTGGAAGAATGTCGGACTTGATTTTGCCGGCGGTGCAATATCGGGTGGTGTGCTTAACCTTGCTACCGCAGGAATTAATCTTGCAGGTGCAAAAATTGATATGGCCCAAAATAAAGAGAGCAACGCACAAATCGGTAAAGCTGTTATGGCCGATGAAAACTTTGACCTTGATTTACTCATCAGGCAAGGACTTGCAACCGACAAAAACGATAGAGCATACAACTATGCACACAAAATGCAGAAACTCGTTGAAACCGATAACGAGGGAAAAATCAGTGCCGGAGATGTCGGCAACCTTATGTATCTTATCAACAGAGAGACTGCCAAAAATCCCGAGCTTATAAATAAAATAGCTCAGGTTAAGAAGCAGAATACACAAGAGCAGAGTAATCAGGCCGTTAATGCTCAGAACGAACAGAACCATACACAGCAGAACACGGCTCAGAACGGACAGCAGAATGCAGAACAGGCACAGGCAAGCACTGCAATCGACGCAACCAAAAAAGCCAATACAGAGGCTATCAGCAAAATGTACGGTGTATATGCTTTTGGCAAGAAGCACCCAAACGGCATTATCGCAACAGATACTTCAACAGGTAAGGTCGTCAAGGTTGCACTAAAGAGCCTTGAGTGCTCGGCTAAAATCAATCGCAGTGATGAAGAAAACACACTTATATTCAATACAAATGACGGCAAGCAGGTTAATGCGGACAGCATAACATTTTCTGACAGTCAGCTTGATACGATTGTTCACAGCGCAAACGAATTTGATACATACGGTGCGAGGAATTATATTTCCAACTTTGAGGAGTGGAGAGAAAGTCCGCAGGCTCAGAAAATGAGCGATGAGGAAATGCTCTACAAATATAACAAAGCATATTCAGCCGCATACAGCTTTGGTCGAGAGGGCGTTAAACTTGATTCACTCAGAGAAACTTCTGAATATACGATTCTTAAAAATATTCTCGGTGAACAGATTGTAAGTCAGGCATTGAGCACCGGCAGAAGAGATGTTGACATTAACACTCAACACCATGCCAACAGACTGACCGAGTTAATCAACCGCAACGGCAGAGCCGACACAAGCGGTGTGAGCGTGTATGCAGACAGCGGAACAGATGTTTCACACATTTCGCAGGAGCTTATTAATACACTCGGCAACCTTGCGACAAAGACGGGCAGAAACATTATTATCTCAGATCGTCTTGCTGACGGAGTGAACGGTGTTGCAAGAGACGGCAACATTATTTTAAGCTCAGAAATTTCAAGTCAGAAAATCCTTGCCACAGCTTTACATGAAGCCGGACATATGATTAAGAAAACCAACCCAACCGAATGGCGAACGTTGAGTGACTTTGTGTCAGACTATCTTGTACGCAAGGGTGTTGACCTTAACAAGATGATTGACCGCACAATTGAGAGATACGGCAACCGACTGCAGGCCGATGAACACGAAAACACAAGAGATGCCGCTCTGGAAGAAATAGTATGCGACACACTTATGAGCATTGCCTCAGATGAAAAGGCTCTCAATATTGCCCTCAGCACCAAGCAGAATAAATCAAAAATTGCAGCGGCAATTAAATCTTTGATTGAAAAAGTAAAGAATTGGCTCATCGACAAAAGCACAAACTACGGAGCTAAAGCATTTGCAAAAGACCTTGAAGCACTTGAAAACCTCGCTCAAAGATTTTCTGAGGCGGCAGACACCGCAAGAGAAAATATCACCGAGCAAGCAGAGGTTCAGAACGGTGAGAGGTTGGATGTTGAGAAATATTCAATAGGAAGTACCGACAACATAGTACAAGCGGAATTTGAAAAGAAAGTTGATGAAATTGAAAAAAACACCTACAACAGTGATAATGTTGTAATTATGGGTATTACACCTAAAATCCTTCAAAAAATCGGATTAGCACCATTACCTCTTGCTATGACTAAAAATCATATTTATTCTGTCGCAGTATCAGATACAAGAGCAAAAAGTGAGGGGAGATATCATAAAAATACCAATTATCACAATTTAGGGTTTGATACTGTAAAAGATATTTACAATAAAATTTCTGATCCGCTTATGGTAATAGCTCACCCTGATTTTGCGGTAAAGAAAAATAAGAGCAAAGACAGCACCCATAAAGTAGTTGTTTTAGTTGATTTATCAGTTGGCGGAAAACAGGTAATTGCACCGATAACTGTTGATTATGAGGGAATGTACAATAACACACACATAGATGTTAATCTTGTTGCAACATATTTTGATAAGGATAATATCAACGATTATATAAAAGAAGCCATTGCTTTGGAAACAATGGGCAAAACAGGATTCTTTTATTTAGACAAAAAAAGAACCCAGAATATTTTTAAGAAGTCAGGGTACCAATTACCCAGCCGACTTAAAAATTCGGGTTCCAATATTATTATACGTCCTATTGATGATATTGTCAATAAAAAAATCAATAATATTACTCAAAGCAAACAATTTATCAGATGGTTCGGTGATTGGCAGAATAGCCCTGCAAAAGCGAGTAAAGTGGTAGACAACAACGGTGAACCGCTTGTTTTGTACCACCAAACAGAAAAAGAGTTTACAACCTTTGATACAAAACAAAAAGGCTCGGGAGAATTTGACAGTGAAATGCCTACGGGTATATTTATGAAACCGACAAACAACGATATCGGAGTTGGCGGAAATATTCAAATGCCGTTGTATGCCTCTATTAAAAATCCCCTCATTGTCAACAACAGAAGCGAACTTGTTAAATTTTACGATAAGAATGTACAGGGATATACGAAAGCTAAAAGTGCGATAGACAGCGTTAATAAGGAATACAAGGCTAAATTCAACGAGGAGATGAAAAGAGAAAACGAGGAATATCAAAAGCTGTGGAATGCGAAAAAGAACGGTGAAATATCTGAAGAAGAGTACCAAAAATCCATATCAAGAGATGCACTTGATGAAATTATGGAAGAATGGGAAAATAAGGTTAATGAAGCAAGCCATAACGCTAAAGCCTTGATAGATGATTATTTCAAAAACAGCAATTATGACGGTGTTATCGTTAATAATGATGTCGGCAGTTTTGGAAGAAGCACAAAAACATTCATAGCATTTGAAAATACTCAGGTTAAATCTGCAACAGACAATATCGGAACATTTGACGGCAATAACCCTGATATTCGTTACAGTCTTGATGAAGATTATGATTTTACAGATGAAAAAGCCGGTGCAATACACGATACGCTGAATTTTTCAATTGACGATGAATACGATGATTGGCTTGTGAATGACGACGGCAAAAGTGTTTTTGACGCTGTAAAGGACGAAAAGAACCCCGACAGGCGAATCAGCATTTTATATCATTATGCCGGAAAAACCGCCGAACACGGAATGAGCGTGGGCAAGGATATACGAATCGGTCAATCAGGAATGCACCGTCTTGTGTGTAATGTTTTGCAGGAATACGGAGTAAATCTTAACGGTAAAAACAAATCAAGAATTAAATCGTTTAAATTAGCTGTACAGGATTTTGAAAATTCCGTCAAAAATGATACGCAGAGTTTTAACGATGCAATTGAGAGCCTTGCGGAAGAATGCAAAGAATATCTGAAAAAATCTTCCTTGATTGACAAAAAGCATTCCGAGTGGGCAAAGGATTTAAGCGACAGTCTGAAAGAGGTTACTCTTGTTATTCCAAAAGGTGACATTGATTTTATTAAAAGCGCCTACGGCAGTATTACAAACTTCCGTAAAGCACTTATGGGTAAAATCAACATCAGAACAGCAAAGGGATATGCTCTCATCGAAAGTGTAAACGAGGGCAGTATTGAAGATGTCGGAAATTCAATTTCAGAGATTATCGGAGATATTGCAGGGATTGACGAAACCTTTAACTGGAGAAGTGAAGAGGGATACAAAACACTTGAAAGATTTATTAACTATGACCTTGCAGAACATTTTGTTTCAATTGACGGAAAGAGTGTACAGTCAATTGACGAAACGGCAATTGAAATGGCTTTTGATGTTGCTACGGAATATTTGAAACAACAGGCAAAAGAAGTTGTTCTTGACAATAATGCCAATAAAGAATTATTGCACAGTATTACCGAAATATATAATCAGGCTAACGAGGAACACGAACTGCTCTTAAAGGAAAAGAATGCAAGATATGCAGAACAGATTTCGGAGCAGAAGAAAAATGCCGAAAAGCAGATTAAATCTTTGGTAAGAAAGAACAATAAGAAAAACGAGCAGTATATCAAAAATGATATTAAGCTGAGGAATAAAATCAAAAGCGATGCAAAGGAATACAGAATTATTCTTCGTGCAACAAAAAAGACGGTTGCAGAAGAATACCGTGCTGAGCGTGATAAAACGAAGTATCGTCAGAAAATCAGTACAACGCTTGAAAGGCTTATTAACAGACACTTAAAGCCTAAGCCGAGCAATAATGTTCCTATTTCGGTTGTGAAACCTTTGTACAGACTTCTCTCCGAATTGACAGGCAATTATTCGGGATTTTCCAAAGGTGTAAACGACATTACGGAAAAGACGGGATATAACAAAACCGTCAATCAAAAAGATGAAAGAGTAAACAAAGTAACATTGTCAGCAGAAACCGAGAAACTTATTTCGGCTTTAAACAGCGAAATTGCAAATACTGACGGAAAAATTACTTTACCACCGGCAATGAGAAACGCTTTGCTGGGATATAATGTGTTTGACAACAAAGGCAATATCAAACAGCATTTTACAGGGCTTCTTGAAGATGTAAGAAATATTTTTGAGAAAGCCGAGAAAAACGGAAAAACCTCGTTAAAGGACTTTTCTCTTAGTGAGCTGAAAAGAATAAGCACAGCTTTCAGCGAAGTAAAGAAACTGCTTGACGCTGCAAATAAGATTGTCATTAACGGCAAGGAGTATGACGCTTATCTTGTATCACGAAAAGGTGCTGAGGAACTCAAAAAAGTTACAGGCACACACAAGAAAGGTTCTAATACACAGGCAAGCACTGCCAAGAGGACGCTTTTGGCATACCGCAAATATATGTCAGATCCGATACGCTTTGCACGAATGATTTCGGGTTATCACAATGACAGCGTGATTGTTCAGCTGATGGATATGCTGAATCAGGGACAGTCGGACGCAGAACAATTAAGCATTGACTGGACGAATAAGTATGAAGAACAAATGTCCCGTTTCTCATATAAAGCCAAAAAGGATTATGTCAGAGAGCAGGCAATGGAATTTGACGGCATAGACCCTAACACCAAAGAGGAACTTGTTGACAAGAAAACAGGCGAACAGGTTAAAGTTGGACTTACTGCCGATATGCTTGTTGAAATGCTCCTTGAATATGAGGATGAATACGGCAGGGCACATATGATGTACAGCGGTTATCAAGTGCCGAATATCAAGTACATAAAACGGAAAAACCAACAGCTTATGTATTCAAAGGACAGCGGTTGTTATATTCTTCCCACAGAGTCGGATATTTCACGAATCAGGGATTATGTCATGAACAATGAGATTGCAAAAACTGTTTATGAAATTTGCCGTGAGATGTACAATGAAGATATGCAGAATGCCGTCAACAAGGTGTCAAACGAAAAATACGGATATGAAATTGCAAAGGTAAAAAACTATTGTCCTATCACGATTGACGAAGATACGGTTTACGGAACATTTGCCGATGTGCTGATTAACAGAAGTATCAACAGCCGAGCATTCCTTCATGAAAGAGAAAATTTCAAGTACAACAGGCTGAAACTTAAAGGTGCAACGGCAAAGCTTACCTCTCAGATTAAAAGCGTGTCAAGCTGGTGCGGTCTTACGATGCCGATTGAAACATTTAACCGTGTGTTCAATATGCCACGCTACGACCACAAAAATGACAGCCTTGTTAAAGCTGTTCAGGAAGAAAACCTTAATTCTGCCGAAAATATCAGACAAAAAAATAACACCCATGCGGATGAAGAAGAAAAATCCAAGCTGAGCATTGACGAACACTTTACCGATAAGTACGATGAATGGGATAAAAAGGGCGGACGATTTTCGTTCAGAGTAGGAACAACATCAGAGGTTCTTCAAAGATTGGGTGTTGACGATAAAAATATTTGGTGGGATACTTCCAAAATACTTAAAATCAAAAACAAACACCCTGAAATGACAGATGATATTCTTAAACAAGTGCCTAATGTTTTGGAATCGCCTATTATTGTTATGGAGTCATATACAGTTAAAGGTAGATTAGTATTATTTGGTGATGTTTACGATGCAAAAAATAATCCCGTGTTGGTAGCTTTAGAGTTAAATCCTATAGGAGAGGGTGGAAAAAGCCTTGATATTATAAAAATAGCAAGTGCCTACGGCAAAGACAGTAATTTGCAACATATGATTGATAAAAGTAATATATTGTATGTTGAACCAAATGAAAAGAGAACCCATACTTGGCTAACGGGTAATGGGCTCCAATTGCCTCTGCCTAGTTCCAAGTATGGATTCTCTGACAATATTAAATCACAGAATCAAGGTGATGTCAAGTACAGCGTTGAAAAAGAGGCGCACTCAACGCTCAGCATTGACGAGGTTCTTGATTTCATTGAAAGGGAAGAAAAGCAAAAGAAAAAGAAGGAAAGCACATCGACAACGGAATATTTCCCGAGTATGAAGGAAATAATGAAACAGCAATGGGGCAACGAAAGCGAAGAATACATAAGTAAACTCATGGGCGATTTGCAGGGCTCGACAAAACAGGCTGATCCGGGCAGAATTGATATGCTGACAGGAAAATATATAAGAGCGGTACTGACAGCAAATATCTCTTCGGCTATCAAACAGTTATCTTCTTATCCATTGGCAGCGGCAAGGGTAGGCTGGAAAGCAACCCTTGCAGGACTTAAACACATTCGTCCGGGAAAGCATACTCCGTTTTTAAACAGAGCGTTACCCGACAGCTACAAGCAAAGTATTCCGTATGATGAAATTGCTAAATATACTCCTATACTTGAATACAGAAAACAGGGCAACAACAGCCGTGAAATGGCAGAAATCAGCAGATACAAAGGCTTGATTGACAGTTCGGGTTGGGTAGGACATACTCTTGACCGTTTAAACTGGATTGAAAAAAATGATGTGCTTATGGTAGAAATGAACTACTGGATTGCCTATGAGCATGTAAAGGGCAATATGGGAATATCTCCCGACAGTAAGGAATTTATGCCGAATGTTGCAAAAACGCTTGAGGACATTATTAACAATATGATGCCTAACAGTTCGGTAATGCAACAAGGACAGATTTTGAGAAGTAAAAATCCCGTGAACAGAATATTTACAATTTGCAAAAGTCAGGTTTTCTGTATGGTAAATGCCGCAATGGACGCAAGCGGTGAATACAACGCAAGGCTTAAAGATTACAAACAGGCTGTAAGTGAATCTGAAAAGAAGCAGGCGAGAACGGAAGTTAAGATTGCAAAGAAACAGCTTGCAAGGACCTACTCCGCAATTATTGTCAGTACAGCTATGACCTGCGGAATTTTGATGCCGTTGATAGCCGCATTGTTCGGCAAGTGGGACAGATACCGTGACGAGGACGGCAATATTACTCCGTGGTCTGTCGGTTCAAGGCTGTTGAAGGATTTCGGTTCTGAATTAACGGGCATGTTCCTTTTCGGTGACACGGTGTACAATACCGTATTAGCACTCATTGATAAAAACGAAGAATTTTACGGATTATCTCTTCCGGGTGTTGACACGATTAATGACTTTATAACGGGAATCATAAACATTGCCCGTTCCGATACACCCGAAAAGCTGAGAAAAAATATTTCTTCACTTGTGGGAACACTCGGAATGCTGACAGGACTTCCAACAAAGAATTTGATGAACTTGTTTCAGGGAGCATGCAATCACATTGAAAACTTCACAAAATACGGCGGTACACCGACTGTTAATGACTACGGTGAAGTGTCTATGCAGATGTATGCTAATTACTGCTATGAGGCTCTTATTGACGGCGACAAAAAGAAATTTGCAAAACTTTATTCAGAATGGCTGAAAGGAAAGACTTCCACAGGCAAGCAGGTTGATAAAAGCTATATTAACAGCAAACTGAAAACAGAGCTTGAAGATGATACGGAAATCATTGCCGCAGGAAATGCGTTCTTTAACGGCGATTTGACGGCATATGAAAATACGGTTGAAAAGTATTCTGACTTAGGCTTTGACAAAACAACCGTTGTAAAAGCCATTAATTCGATTGTCAGTGACCTTGAAGATGAACAAAAAAATGCAGAAGGACTTGATAAGTACGACAATGAAGAAGAGAGTGACAGCAAACCCGAATTGTACAAGTATTCGGATGCATTTGACTTTTTGAAGAACGGCGATACTGCGAACTATGAAAAGGTTGAAAAATACCTTATGGAGCATAAAGGTAAGACAAAGAATCAAATGAAAAAGCTGATGCAGAGTGCAAGCCGAACTGATCCGATGTTTGAGCAGTACATTTCTGCAAGTAAGAGCAATGATGCAGATACGACGCACACATTGTACAGGCAGTTACTGAATGTCTACGGTTCTGAAAGCAGATTTAAATCTGCTCTCAGAAAATATCAGGATAAAATCAAAAAGCGACAAGGTAAATAAACAAATTGTGAGGGCAGCGGAAACGCTGTCCTTTTTGTGTGGGTTTTAACTTTTTTGAGTCGGCAGAAAACTATATAATGTAAGTAATGATAGGGGGCGGCATTGTGAACACACTAAAATTTGAAGTATATAAAAATACCCTGAAACGCAGAGACGGATTTAATCCGGTTCTCGGTGAAAAGAAATACACTAAAATCAAATGCTACTTTATGGAATCCGACTGGGACAACTGCTCTCTTGTTACTGCCAACTTTATGAGCGAAAAAGATAATATCATAAAAAGCACAGTGAGCCTTACAACTGATGACAAAACCGCAGTGTTTGACATACCGTCAGAGCTTGAGGGGGATAAAGTCTATTTCAGCCTGACCGGAAGTTATGCAGATAGCAATGGCAATACAGTAACACTCAATACCAACCTTGTCGGAATTAACAGGCAGAAAGGTATGTTGCCGAGTGCTTCAACTGGCATAAGCCTTTTCGAGAAAATTATAGTGGCTGTAAACAGTATGGCATCAAGACTGAAAGATACGCTGAATCAATTCATGAACACATATCCGAATGTTGATGCAAGTAATTTGACTTGGCTCAACGTCAGATCGTTAGGAGTAGATAACACAGGCGCTGACACTACTCTTGGTATGCTTGTATTTTATCCGCTTGACAACAGAACTTTATATTTTCCGAAGGGAACATATAAATGCAACGGGTTAGCCCTCGAAAATGTTGAAAATCTGACAATTATATGTGATAATGCTGAATTTATTTATTGCAATAAAGCTACTGACAACACAGACTCAGCAGGCACAAGTGTACAAAGTACATTTTTCAAATTTACCGGTTGTAAGAATCTGACCGTTATTGACGGTAACTTTGACGGCAAAAATAAAGTGTCACAGATTATTACTTTGATTAATTGCCCAAATGCAAACATAGACAATGTTAATATATCTAATGCAGGCAATGCTTTATCGGCAACAGCGGCAGGTATTAATTTTTTGAGAAACTGCTCACACTTTAATGTCAGAAATGCCAAAATATCAGGCATTAAAGCCGGAACTGTCGGCCCAGACGGATACATTCATTCATTTGGCATTGGCGTGACAAGCGCAGGAAACGGGTACAGTCAACACGGTAACATTGTTAATGTGCGAATTAATGATATTGACGGATATAATTCCGGAGATGTTAAGCCGGACGGTGACGGTATCTACTTGATCGAAAGGCCGACCGATGATTTCAGCGGTGACGGCTATATTAATATTTCAAGGTGCGAAATAAAGGGATGTGCCAAAAGAGGAATTAAGGTTTCAACAAGGCATGTCAATATCTCAGACTGCTATATTGATGTTGACAGCTGGGGCTCGGCAATTGAGGCGCAGTACGGTAAGTTGACATTGAGGGATTCAATTATCAAGAACAGATATGCAAGCTGTCTGACTCTCGACTGGGACAACGGCACTAACTACATTGACAATTGTAAACTCTACGGTGCAGGAAAAGACGAAAGCTCAAAGTACGGCAATTACAAGGGCAATGGTATTGTGCTTAATCAGAGGTTGTCGTCAAGAGACGAACCGTACAGTGATGAGCCGTGCAATATCAGCATTAACAACTGCTTCGTTGACGGTGTATTCTCTCCGATTATTTCGGGATATGACAATAACATCAAGTACAAGTACGGAAACATTGTTGTTGATAACCTTAAAATTGGTCACTACAGAGATGCATCGGCAATCAAGCTCAATTCTACTATGATGACAGATGTCAATCGGCTTGTACTTTCGGATATTATGTATCAGTACGGAACAACAGAAGCAGAAGTGCTGAACGCAAACAATGAGTATTATGCTCTTAGTAATACGGCAGGAACTACAATTAATCTCGGCACACTGTCATCATATGTTAATCCTAAGCGATTGGTATATGACACAAATCTTACCGATGATTACAATGAAATCTTTAAGTTTTATAACCTTAACAATGCAGACTTTGGCGGTGAGACAGCAAAGGTGACAGATGTGCTTGAAGATTCACCGAACAGTGCAGATATTGCCGACGGAACCTATACAAGTGTAACCAATACTAATTTAAGTGTGTCAGTCGCTGACGGTACAATGAATGTAGCTTGTTCAACGGCATACGCTTCTGCATCATATGTCTATATTCCAATTTCAAGCATTACTCTTGACGGAAATGTATTTGACTTTGTTGTTTCTGATATAAGCAAGACAACAGCAGATGTTACTTTAACGCTTGCCAATGCCAAGAAGGCTACAATTGCCGGATTAACTGAATTTGCGCTAAACAAAACAGTAAAATCAACCATTGTAGGTAATGTCAGCGGTACGGCATCGTTTGTCCGCATTAAGCTCAATGCAAACAAAACGGCAAGCCTCTCGTGCAAGGTCAACTTTAAAAATCGCCAAAAGGTTTTAAAAGGACAGGTGGAAGCAAGATTGAAAATTCTTGAAGAGAAAATAAAAACATTGGAAGGTGCAAACGCGTGATAGATTGGATTATACAATATTGGCTACAAGCTCTATTCGGTATAATACTTGCAGCAATTGTTGCGATAGTAAAAACGCAGTGGAGCAAAATTAAGGCTATTGGCAAAGGCACACAGTCATTGCTTAGGGCGGAGCTTATCCGGTCGGGCGAAAAATATATCGAAAGAGGTTGGATTGAGGTCTATGCAAAGGATGCATATGACAAATGCTATCAGTCATATCATCACCTCGGGCAGAACGGCACAATGGACGATATGCATGAGAAGGTCATGGACTTACCGACTAACCCTATTATAAGAAAGGATGAAAATAATGAATAAGCAGAAAATTAAGAAATGGGCGGTTGCGGCACTCATCAGAGCCGCAAAGACAATGGCACAGACTGCAGCGGCAACACTCTCAGTTGCGGTAGTAATGAGCGATGTAAACTGGGTAATGGTTGCAAGTTCAACACTTCTTGCTGGCATTCTCTCAATGCTGACAAGTGTCGGTGGCTTGCCGGAGCTTAAAGAAAGCGAGGAATAACAATGCAAAATACCATTACAAAACGACAGATTGACGAATTACTTGAAAAATCAGAAATTAAGGTCGAAACAGTTTACAGTAAAGTAACCGTTGTAAGTTGCAAACTGCCAAACGGATTTGTCTTAACTGAATCAAGCGGAGCAGTTGACCCAGCAAACTATGATGAAAAAATCGGTACAGAAATCTGTATGGCAAGAATCGAAAACAAATTGTGGGAACTTGAAGGATATGTCCTTGCAAAACAGCTTTACGAAAGAGAGAAACAGTAATGAAAACTTATATCGGAGTTAAAAAAATTGAAGCCGAGCCGATGACAAGAGGCGATTATAATACATACAGAGGCTGGCAGATACCTACGGACGAAAATCCGGATGATGAAGGTTATCATGTTAAGCACGCTGACGGTCACGAGTCGTGGTCGCCCAAAGAAGATTTTGAAAACACATTTTTTGAAAAGGGAAAGAACCTTCTGAACGATACGGCGTTACTTATGAGTAGTGAGGATTACAAGGAAAGATTTATAGCTGAATATCAGCAATTGGTAATCCGTTATAAAAGGTTGAAGAAAATGCTTGATGCTTGGGATAAAGGAGAACTGAAATTTGCTCCGACTTGTCCACGCAACGCATATAATATGCAGATTAAAGCAATGGCAGATTATATTGCTGTACTTGAATCAAGAGCATTTATTGAAGGTATAAAAATATTTGCAGAACAGAAAGCGAGTGATTAAAAATGAAAGTTACTGCTGTTGATGTAAGTTTCTGTCAGACGAATGTTGATTACAACAAAGTCAAGGCTGACGGTATAGACACGGTTATTATTCGTGCCGGCTTTGGTAGAGAAACATATCAGAAAGACGCACAGTTTGAAGAACATTACAAGAACGCAAAAGCCGCAGGACTGAAAGTCGGTGTATATTGGTTTTCGTATGCGTACAGCGTTGCCGAGGCGAAAAAGGAAGCAAGTGCTTGCCTTTATTGCTTGAACGGCCGAAAACTTGATTTACCCGTGTTTTATGACCTTGAGCTTGGCTCTCAGACCAAACTCGGCAAAGACACCTTAACCGCAATGGCTGTAGCATTTTGTGAGTGTGTTAAAGTTCACGGTTATTCAGCCGGCGTTTATGCAAGTGCAAGCTGGTTTGCAAGTTATCTCAATTACGAGAAACTTAAAAAGCAATATGCAATTTGGCTCGCACAATGGAGAACAGACTCTCCGTGTCGTACTTGCGACATCTGGCAGAACTCCGACAGCGGAAAAGTCAACGGCATTAACGGAAATGTTGATACCGACATTATATTTAATGCTGACTATAAGGGCAGTTCAGCAACAACGAGTACACCACCGAAATACTACGGCGTTAAAGCTGTGCAGGCTTGGGTAGGCACAACGGTTGACGGTATCTATGGCCCTGACACGAAAAAACATTTGGTTATGAAGTTGCAGGAAGAACTTAACCGTCAGTTTGGAATGAACCTTATTGTTGACGGAATTTACGGTGTGGGCACTCATAATGCAATTGTTGTACTCTCATACGGTTGTAGAGGTAATCTTACCAAAGTTTTGCAGGGCTTGCTCATCTGTAAAGGGTATGACACAAACGGCTTTGACGGTATTTACGGTGTTGGCACAAATTCGGCAGTTAAATCATATCAGCGGACTCACTGTTTGAATGATGACGGTATCGCAGGTGGCAATACGTTTAGAAGTTTGTGCGCTTAATCCAACACAAAATCCAACACAATGAAAATAAAAGTCAGTATTTATCGGCATAATAAGATTAAAATAGTGGGTTCGATTCCCCTCATCTCCACCAACTCGGTCACGATTGCATATGCAGTCGTGACTTTTTCTGTTTATGATAATTCCCATAGCTATGTAGGTAACTTTGTTGTAATGGTTTGGTACAATGTTATAAAACGATAAAAAGCAGAGAGCTTTCGGACTCTCTGCTTTTGTTTGTGTGTGGCTTGTATTTTTGTAGCAAAATGAATTTGTTGTTAATCGGTGTAAGTAACCTTTTTATCTAATCAAAAAAGTAGAAATTATATAGGGTTATTAAACCTAATTCATTGTGCCGTTTTCGGCTTTTTATCTACAATAGTAGAAATTATATAGGGTTATTAAACGTACACGAATTGAATCAATGCTAATTATCTACAATAGTAGAAATTATATAGGGTTATTAAACCCGAAAGCTACGCCGATAAGAGTTATATATCTACAATAGTAGAAATTATATAGGGTTATTAAACTCAAAAAGCCAAGCAAGATCATATCTTTATCTACAATAGTAGAAATTATATAGGGTTATTAAACCCGGCAGCCTTGTCCTGCACGCCCTGTGATCTACAATAGTAGAAATTATATAGGGTTATTAAATTGGAGGACAGATATGGCATCTACGATATCTACAATAGTAGAAATTATATAGGGTTATTAAACAAGGTTGCACCTCGCACTATATCAACATCTACAATAGTAGAAATTATATAGGGTTATTAAACCGCTTACACCTTATTCAACCATTACCGAACCTACAATAGTAGAAATTATATAGGGTTATTGAACACTCATTCTAAGACGATATTAACATGGATCTACAATAGTAGAAATTATATAGGGTTATTAAACCCTTACGTTGTATGATGTTACATAAATTTCAAAATAACTTAAATAACATATGTGAGATTGTAATAACTTTTTCATTGTTCAATAACCCCATATGGACAAAAATAAATATTAAGACTTGGGTTTGCAGAAGTTAGCCGACTATCAGCAAAGGGGAATCTTCATTCTTGGCAAAACCAAACTTTTTCTATGTATCCTCAGTCTGATTATATACTCTTTTATTATCTGTGTCAAATATCAAGCCTTGACAACGGTACTGTCGGAGTAATATTTAACGACAGTACCGTGTTAAAGAGTCGGAATTTAATTATTCGCCATATCATTCTCCTGAACAAATTTCAGCCATTTGTCATTGTGGATTACCGGTTCGACAGCTGAAACATTATCGGCTTTTTGGAATTGTTCAACAATCCACAAACCTTTGCGGGCAATGTTGTACGCACCGTTTGCATCGGCATCACACGGAAGCTTGCTCTTTTCATCATATTTTGAACTGTCGTAAAAATTGCCGTTTTTGTCCTTGACGGGAGAAAGAATACGGTCCTCGCCTGTTTCAGGGTTACTGTTTCGCATCTGTAGGGTAAGTCTTAATAATTTGAAGAAATCCTCAAAAAATTTGCCCTTTGTCTGTGAAAGAATTTCAGCTTTCAAATCGTCAGAATCACGATAATTTATAGAATTGTTATCAAATAATTCTTTGAATTTTTCTGCAAGAATTATTGTACGGTAACTCCATTCGTTATTCTTTGCGGGATTTCTGAAAGCTTCAATCCTTTCGCCGTTAGTACAGATTGTCCACTTCTTGCGATAGTCAGACGCAGTCTTTGGAAACTTATCGTAATCAATGTCAAATTCAAAAAAGTCCTCGCCGGCATTGTATCTTATATCGTCAAATCTTGAAATCATATCTTTGGCTTTGTCAATTTTTTCGTATCGAGGATACAACAAATTTACAAAGCCGGTAACGGGATCAATTTTGCTTGTAAAATCAGGACGAACATAGAAAATAAAACCGCTTTGCATGCCAAGTTTATCAAAGCTATCAAGCTTGTTCGTAAGCTGGTAGGCATGAAGTAAACCGCCTTCTTCGTCGGGATCAAGCTTTTTGTCAACATAGTAATTAAGTTTGTCAATCAGCATTTTTTCAAATTTCTGATAAACCTGTTTTTCAAACTTTGTTCTGCCTCGTTTGAATCCGTCAGTCAGCTTTTCCATAACGATGATTGCATCGTACTTGACAACAAGCTGACATATAACATGCACAGCCTGACTGATATAGCCCTCTTTGAGTTCTTTTATACTCTCAATTGCTTTCCAGTTACGGCGCTGTTCCGTACGATCTTTTTCTCTTGTTGCAAGTTTTTCCCGGTAGTTAGTTTCGTATGTTTTTCCTTTAAACTTGTTTCCGATAATATTGAGTGAGTGCTGATATATTATAGCACCGTTGCTGTCAATTACGCTGACATAAAGCAAGTTTCTTTCGCCTCTGTCAATTCCTATGATGAAATTGTTGTTGCAGGATTTCAGCAGATTTCTGACATCATCATTTATCATTGCCCTATCCGGAGCTTTAAAATTCATGGTAATAGGGAAGTGAAGTGAAAACTGCCACTTAGTGTAGCGTTTATCTTTGATTAAGTCATAAGGAAAAGTGCTTGCTCTTTTATCATTGAGTGTATTTTTATTTTTTATCGGTGTGTTTTTGGGATGAGTTGGTTTGTCATATTTTATACTTGCAGGACGATAAAACATTTCTGCCTCACCGTTAAGCTTGTACACCACATCTTCAAGATTTCTTTCATCAAACAACATTTTAAAATAAAGTGTATGCAGATTAGGAGTACCCTTGCTATGCGGTGAAAAGTCTTTGTTGTAGAGTTGGAAAAGATAGATTTTTCCTTCATCTACAAGTTTGTCAATAAATGATGTCGGGATTTTCATTTTTGAAATATTATATCCCTGTGAAGCAACATCATTATAAAATTCGCTGATATTATTATATTCGTTTGTTTTTTTGAATTTAAAGTTATAAATTAACCAATTTGGGTACTTTTTGAATGATTCTTTGTAGAAATCAATTAACTTATGGCAATCATCAAGGCTGAACTTATCACCTTTTTTGAAAGTGCCGTTTTTACGAATTTTAAGTATTTCGTCTGACGGTGACAAAAGTTTCTTGCACTTTTCTGAAAAGAAAACTTTTGGAAGCATTTTATTTGGACCGGGGAGAAGCTTGTAAATTATCTTTTCATAACAATCGCTTTCATCGCAGTCTTGAAAATCAATATTTTCCAAAATACTATTATTACTTTTATCTATGATTGCAAGATAATACTTTTCATCTTTACAAAGCCAAACGGCACCGCAGTCTTTTTCTTTGTTTCGATCCCAGCCGTTTAATAGCTGTGAATTGCCAAAGTTAAGTTTGATTTTATCGGTTGAAAACGGTTTTTGTGTAACATAGTTTCTGACCTTATCATATAATATGTCTATTCTGCTGATATTATCAAGTAATGGTGTGAACTGACTGTAAAACAAATCATTTTTCTCACCTGTAATATTAGTTTCGGACAAAGGCTTGATGAATTTTTCAATTTCTTTTATGGCATCAAGAAAATTTTTAATTAATGAAATAGATTTATCGTCATTTTTCAAACCTTTTTCATTAGCGTAACTTTCGTTGAACAGAGGTGCTGCTTCTTTGTATTTGTCTGATAAATTGTCGGTAAGTTGCATTAAAGAAGTCTTGTAGTAATCTACGATAGACTTTTCTCTGATTTCATCATTTTCGGAATTGGAAATCAAAACCTGTAAAAATGAAAGTGAAAGTTTCTTTTCTGCTTTGTATGCTTTTTTTCTTTTGTCTTCACGCTTTTGAATATCTTTGATTCTGCTGTTTGAATTAACGGAGTCATAATTTTTGTTCCATAAATCTTCTATTACTGACCAAGAACCGAACATACTGTTTGACAGATTTGTCACGGATCGGTCATTTTGAATGTAAATTCCATTAAGAGAGGAATTATCTAAATTGCCGAATAATAGCTTTGTTTCATCAATTGCTTTTTTTAATGGCATCCCGTCAAAGGTTTCGTCGTTTGCGTAAAACTCTGAAACAGCCGATAAAAGTTCGTTGTCATCTTCAAACTTTGGCGGTATGAATGATACCTTTTCACTCTCACTTAAAATTTGTTTATACAAAATTTTAAGATTAGGAATTTTATACCGTTTGGATACTTGTTGATTGTACAAATTTATATATTCGTTAATACCCTTAACTTTTGTACCGTCGCTTGTTGTGTAACCGCCGATGATTTTATTATATTCGGTAATTCCGGATTGTGGAAGCAAAAAGTTAAAATAATCAACTGTAAAAACATCATACAAATTTGTACCGCATAAGCCGGAATAAGTGGTATCTAAATCATCAACTGCGTTTTTGGATAGCTTAGAAATTGCTTTTTCAAAGGCCTTGACATTGTCAAGATGCTTAGGCAAATTTTCGTTAATGCATCTATATGCGATTGCCGTGGATTCTTCTCCGTCCGAATACATATTTTTTCTGTTAGTGAAGAAACCTGTAAAGTATGTTGTGAAATTTTTAAATGAGGCTACAACTTCCTTTTCGTCCTCATTTTTAAGATGCTGGGGAAGAACTATCTCAATCATCTTTTTATTGAATAGTTTGTTATACTCATCTCTATTCTTAAAATTTTTGACGATTTCTTTCCTTAATTCCGATGCACATTCATCAAGTCTTTTTCGGTCTGCATCTGTCGCTTTTCGCACAAATCGAAAAAACTTTTCACACTAAATGAAAAAAATTGAATTAATCATTTTTGCATATTGTTGCAGAAATGTTTCCATAAAAAGAAAACACCTTGCAGAAATTTTGCTTTCTGCAAGGTGTTTTTTGTGTTAATTATTCTTTTTTTCGGTTGCCGTTTTGCTCTAAAATGAGATTTGTGCCGGTCTTTTTAATCTTATTTGGCTGATATTCAAGGATGTCAGCAACATCACAACCAAGGACTTCGCATATTCTGTCCAAGTGTTCAAGGTTAATGCGGTCACACATCTCATTATATATATCACATATTGTTGCAGGTCTTATGCCTGTTTTACGGGCAAGTTCAGCCTGCGTTATGCGGTATTTGCCAAGCAAATCGGACAAATGAATTTTAATCATAATAACGCCCCGAGTAATATAATATACTACTGCGTTATTATTTTGCTTAATTGGTAATATTATTACCAAATCAGTAATTGGTTATGATAACTTCTTTGAACTCCACACAATTATCGGGGGTTGCAGGGAGTAGATTTTGCCTACTTACGCACTTTATATTGTAACCTTTATACAAGTCACGAATGAAATCGCAATCGTTATAGGATAGGATAAAACGCCCTTTAATCCCCTTTAAAACGGCATTTAAACGGATGTGGTCATCCTTATTAAACTTACTGTAATTGCGGTTATAGTAGCGTTCCGAGGCTACATATGGCGGATCTACATAGAACAAGGCAGATTCTCTGTCATATGTTTTTATGAGGTCTTCAAAGTCTCTATTTTCAACGATTACTCTTTTTAATCGCTCCTTGTATTTCGGGAGTTCAGAAACAATGTTATCAATCGTTTTAGGCGCAGTTGCGAACGAATAGCGATTACTGCCGAAACTGCATTTGATTAAGTAAAGATACCTTGCCGCTCTTTGCAGGTCAGTAAGCTCAACCTGATTCTCAATCTCATAGCGATATTGCGAAAACAACTCACGAGATTGTAACCAGTCAACTTCTTTTTGAAGTGCTGAACAGTTGTTTTTTATTTGCTTATAAAGGTTAATCAGGTCACCGTCAATGTCGTTAAATACCTCAATTTGACCTTTGATTTTATCCTTACCGAATAAGACCCAGCCTGCACCGCCACACACCTCTATGTAGCGGTTACAGTCACCGGGAATAAGTGAAATAATCTGATTTTTAAGATGACTTTTGCCACCAATCCAGCCGATAAAGCTACGCATTTTTACCTCCATAATAACTTTTTTTAGGGGCGTTATTATGGATCAAAAAATCACTTTAAAAACTTGCGGTCAACAAATACAATGCTGTTGCTCTTTGGGTAGGCAATTTCTGCCATTCCTGCATTTTTACCCCTTTCTACAATGTAACGCACGGTTACTCTTGTACCTTTAGGGATTATGCCAAATTTAACTTTCTTGTCGGGGTGTGTATAAATATTAGCGGTTGCGTTTGCTGTCATTTTTGGGTATTTTGATAATGATGAATTATTATTGATTCTCGTATTCTGTACAAATCCCGTTTTGTTTTTGTACTTAATTTTACTCCAACCATAGCCATCATCATAAATATGTGTAATGCTTGAATTTTTAGGCATTATACAAATATTTTTGCAATCACCATAGGCATACGCTTTTGATTTGAGTTTACTCTCCGTTGTAATCTTATTATGAGCGACAGATGCGTTTGCTTTATATGTAACGCCAAAAGCTGTGCATAAGCCTTTACAAATAGCTTCGCCGAGTTTTGTGGTATTGTTGATAATCCACTTTGCAAGATTTGAACTGTCATGAAATTCACATTCACAATATACGCATTTGGCGTGTGTTGAATTAATCTCAGCAAGTTCATTTTTTGAAATGCCTCTACCTACACCTGTGAGCTTTACAAGTTCGTTGTAAACCGGCTGTGCGTACTTGAGATTTTCCGCAGAACGGTTATAAACAAATACATTTGTACCCTTGCCGCCACCAGCGTTTGTATGGATACAAACATGGACATCAGCTCCAAAGTTATTACTTTCAGAAATTGATGTGTACATATTCTGACCTTTCGGAGCACGCTTTACAGTAAATCCGCAACGCTTCAAGGCGGTTTCTGCTGCAATTGCAATCTTATTGCATTGTTCCATTTCTGTGGTATTGCCGTATGCGTATGAATTTGCATACTGATTTGACGGGCTGAGATAGATTTTCTTTGCCATTACTATTCCTCGCTTTCATTGTTATTCGTTTCTGTTGGCATCAACCATGCCTTCGCCGATGATATATGCAATCATCGTACCTGCGGACATAATAATTGATGTAACCTGTGCAGTTTCGGTTTCTGTTACTCCAAATCCCATAAGGAGTGCTGTAACAAAACCGATTACCGCTGCCCAAAATTTCCTGCTTGTTAATTTCTGTTTCCAGTTGATTTTCATACTGTTTCCTCGCTTTCTGTCGGCTCTTCGACTGTCGGTTCTGTTCCCCAGACTGCCATAACAGCATTGTAGTATCCATCAGACAAGACTTTTCTTATCTGTTCTCTGCCTGATTCGTCATTCATATAGGCATTGCGGATGTTTCCGCCTACCTGCATTTCTTCACCGTTAAAGGTCAAAAACTGCTGTCTGAGTACCGACACGCTGTCCTTTGTGAGCATATCGAGTGTGATTTTTTCTTTAAGTTCCATAATTTTTACCTCCGTTATTTAATTTTGTACGAACAAATCACATTGATTTGTTCGCCGTCTGCGAATGTGTAAGCCGTCTTATCCTGTGTCTGAAACTGCAACCAAGTGTTATTTTTTAACACAGCAAATTTAAAGACCTTGCCAAGGTTTGAAATGCCGACACAAAAAACATTGTCCTCGGCAATGCATTTGTACGGCAAATCAATCAGCGGATATGTGCTGTTTGCTCCAATTGTAGCCGCATTCATTTTGACCGTTGCACTGACGATTACGATGTCACCAATCGTCTTATATGTACAGCTTGCACTTTTGATTTTATCGGTGACGGTTGAATACGGTGTGAGTGTTGATGTACCACTTTCAATATTTGACGAATCATATTTAGTCGCCAAGGCGGTTTTATCTGCTTTCACAAGCAGAGCGTTGTAAACTGCTCCGCTTGTGAGGTAACACGGGCTGTTATTTTTGGGTTCGCTGTCAAACGGCATTGAATTGAGCTTTTGGGCAAGTTTTTGGTCTGTTTTTTCCTTCGTATATGCATCCGTAATTCCGTACCCTGCGAGTGTTGTTGCCTTATTTGCCTTGCTATTTATAATAGCTGTAAGAACTTTGTTCTGTACAGGATTAACGCTCTTAGCATCCAGTGCAGTATCGGTAAGCACAGCTCCACTCTCGGTCAGAGCAATGACACGGGACAATATGTCTAATAATTCGGGATAATAGTCAGAGGTAGTAATATCACCGTCATAATCGCCGTGAGTGTTTATTACAAACGGCTGTGTAGAGTAGGTACGAGTACCGTCTGTAAGCACAATTTTAGCAACCGTTCTGCCGGCGGATGAAAGCATAGCCTTATCTGTAGTTACAGTAACAATATTTTTTGCTACTGTAGCATTTACAGCAAAATAGTTACTGCCGCTTTTACCTTTGCACACAGCTGTCGCACCTGTTGCATCATAAGCTTCGCCATCAGCGGTAAGGTTAATTTTAATCCGTCTGCCAATGTCATATTGCCCTGCTGAGATTACTATGGGAGTAGCCTGACAGTTTAAATCAAGCGTAATTTTAGCAACATATTCATTCATCGGCGTGCTCCTTTTCCGTTGTTGTAGCTTCGCCTGTGAGTTCTGCGATTACCTGTGATTTGATATCCACAAGCACTGATGACATTATGCCGTCAATAAGGCTTGCCGGGAAGCCGTATTTACTTACAATTGCATTAACGGCGGCAATAAGTTCAGACCGTGCTGATTGTAATGCTAATGGACTAAGTTTCGTCTGCATTTTTATCCTCCTTTGAGTGAATTTCTTCAGACCGTTCTGCCGGTCTTGATTTATCCGTTTCGGCAATTTCCTTCGTATTGATTATGTAATCCATTTTAATTACCTCCTAAGCAGTTAACGATTGAAGAATGCCATTTTTGAAGGTCATTTTAAACTCTTTCCAAGTTGCTGCTGTACCATTGCTGTTAAATGATGTTACATAATAACCCGAAAAAGTGTCTGTAATAGAGCCGCCTTTAAAGCCCCAATCATTCAAAATAGCGTTGTGTAAATAATGATTCCGCAAGTTAAGGTCACAACCTGTGTGTAACTGATTGGCTTCAAGCGAACCGATTTTTTGAGCGGCATATGTAAAAATAAGAGTGTATGAAGAATCAGTTGATTTCATACGATAACACCAATCCATAAATGCCGAACCGTTTTCAAGGTTAAACGAAAGGTCACGCTTTGAAGTATCAGAAGCATAACAACCGGTACCTATGTAACCTACCTTAGTGCCTTTGTAGTAAAAATTTTGACCTACCGAATTTAACGACATTAGCTTTTTGCCGTTATTATCAAAAATATCATGTCCTGTTGATGACAAGCTCATCAGCTTTGTGTTCTGGAAATTGTACACATTTAGCTGTGAATTTTCAAATTTTATGTAATTTGAAATTTTGTTCCAAGCAATTTTGATGTCATCGGCAGATTGTTGGAGAAGAGTACCCCACCTGTCCGAACCGACAACCTTGTTTACTTCAAAAAATAATCCCTCGGCGGTTTGTGTAATCACCGAACTGTTGAGCGAACTTGCCCACGAATCGGACACATGAAGAACGGTTGTGTCTAAGTCCTGTTTAATCTCATTTACCTTGTTATGGTCGTGCAAAGTTTGTGCATCAAGAGCAGTAACCTTGTTTTGCAAGGTCTGCAATTTCCCTGTTATTTTGGCTGGCACGGTTGAAAGGGTGACCGTGTTGAGCGTTGCATCGGCAGGATACTCTTTAATCTCAACTATACGGTAGTTAATCCTTGTCTTGCGTTTACGGTCAATCAGAGTAACCACATCATACAAATCAAAAGCAAGCACATCACCGTATGTGTCGGGCAATGTTTTTGCAAGGTCAATAACCTTAGCTGTGTAGGATTGCTCCGGCACAGCAAGCACGGCAAGCTTTGCTTTGGCATCATCAAGCAAGGTTTGCTTATTGGTATAACGTTCGTCTCTCCATATAGCTGATATGACCTTGTCGGTATAGCTATGATTTTCAATGTAATTTTTGCCATTGTTTAGGCTGGCTATACTTAAATTATCTTTACCGTATGGATAAAGTCTTGTAACCAAACTTGTGGTACTGCCTTTGTAAGTCATATCGCTCAAATTAAGCTCATCGGTAAAGTAAGTGCCTGTCGGCTCGGTGTTGTTGTACGGCTTGATGCAGTAAATAACCTTGTTAATTGTGTCAAAACGATAGCGAGTGTTATACGCCGTCGAGTTTTGGCAATAATCGAGGATGTCAAGCGTGGTTACATCAGTCAGCTCAAGGGTGCGGCGAGCGGCTACGAGGTCGGCATCAACAACAGTCCAACCTGTGCCTTTTAAAATCTCCGAGCATACGCTTGAAAAGCTAACGGTGCTCTTATTATAGGTCGGATAAACATTATAGTTGAGTCCCGTGAGGTCAAGCTCACAAGTAATGGTGCTTACCGTTTTACGCTCATTGATGCCGTTTATAAGGTAGCGCTGCCCGTCATACTCGACCGTACCATACAAAACAAAATACCTATATAATTCGTGGTCAGGTGAGATATCAAACTGCAAAGTCATCAAACCGTCCTCTGAACGAGTACGAAAAAAGGTATTATCAATGTCACGATACACCTTAATATCATCACCGTAAAATACCTTTAAAAACATCTTAAACACCTCCTAAACTAAATGTAAATTGGCGTGTAAGACACCGTTATGCTGACATCAGATGCAGACGATGTTATCTGATTTTTGCCCGGTTGCAGAACAGGGAAATCAATCAAATCACTGTCGCCAAACTTATTTTTGCCGTCTGCAGTAATTAATCCTGACACGCTGTCAATAACAATTTTTGTGCCGACTGTTATATTTTTGATAGTAACTCCCTGCAAAATTACCTCAGATTTTGTATTAGCATACACAGCTGTAATTATGGGTAGTGTAGCCGTGTTTGACTTGCAAATCATATAGCTGTTTGCTTTTATAATCTCACTGATAGGCTTTGCGTGACGAACAGCATTAAATGTATATGTAACATCATGCTCACCGCTGCTATCAAAAGTTGCGGCGGCAATGCTGTTGACAATTGCCGTATAAATAAATCCGTCAGGGAGAGAAATTTCAACTACTTTGCCAACAAGCAAGCCCTCAAATGCGGTTATATTTTCGGTTGCTATTGCAAGGCGGTCTGATACCGTCAAGCCTTTTGCATTGTCACCAAAATAGTGAGGGTAAAAAGTCAAGGTCAAAGACAAAGTCCTTGTGCCGGGGACAGCCGAAAACAAGGTTGGTGCAGTCAAAAAACTGCGAGAGGCAGAAAGGTTATTTGTAACGGTTGTACCACTAACCGAATAACTTTGTAAGCGAGCATTGTATGCAGAAATATCAACGCCGTTTATTGTCATTTCGTTAAGCATTTTATCTGTCCTCCCATGCAAGTTCTTCAGAAACATACGGCGTGAGTGCCACAGCTGTTTCTCGACCGTCAATATTAATTGAGGTGTGTATGTCACCGCTAAGTTTATACTTACGCTCGTTATCCTCGCTCATCAGCTCGACATTGTGGTTGACATCAGCGGTAAATTTGGATCTAAGCATAGCCTGTCCTGCAGACACAGCCGACCTCATCTTGCTGACTAAACCGTCAGCTGAAACACCTGCCTGCATACGCTCGGTAAATGTGGATGCCACCGTGTCCGCCTGCTTATAAAGTTTGGGAGCTTCGGCATCAAGTCCGTTTTCGCCGCCTTCAAGTGTGTAGCCGAAAATCTTTTTAAACACTTTTGAGGGGGAGTGTTCATCAAACATTTTCTTGAAAATATTGATAACACTGCCTGAAATTTCTGAGGCCTTAGAATAAAGCGAATCCTGTTTTTCTGATAAACCAGTTTCCGCTCCCTCCATAGCATCTATAAAGCTTTGTTTAGTGTCTTCATCAAGGTTATCAAACGCTCCTAAAAACGCAGAATTTATTCCTTTAGCTTTTGTATCTGTTTCTCCGGTATATTGTTCATACAAACCCATTAAAGATAGAAATGCAACCAACTGATCTTGGTATTTTTCATCAGATAAAGCCTTACCTTGTTTGTTTCTTATTTCACCGAGTTCTTTGCTGTACCTTGCATTTTCTTCTTCTTCGGCTTTTTCTTTGATTCTAAGTGCAGTGCCTGCCATAAGAGATTTTTGAGTATCAGTTAAATTTTTGTTGCTTATTTTATAAAGTTCAGTATTATAATTACTTGCTATATCAATAAGTTTTTGTTTATGCCTTTGCTCGGCATCACTTTCATCTTGATTTAATCCTTTTAAATCTTCAGTTGTACTCTTCAACGCTTCTGCACGATTATAATAACCGTCTTTAATAATTTTAAGAGTATCCCCAGCCTCTTTATTAGCTGCACTAACAGCTTGCTGATAGCTTGCTTCTGCGGCTTTAACATCAGCATCATGTTCTTTCTGCGAATAATCACTATCCGTTTTTAACCTCAAATCAAGCAAGGCTACCTCTTCGGTATATTGCTCGTATGCTTTATCAATTACTGTTGTACGAGTTTCTTCGGCAGAGTTGGTAAGTTTTTGTGCTCTTTGAGTATATTCTTCAAGCGATAAATCAGATGCTTCATTTAGAGCTTTAGCCTGAGTTGTAACAACCCCTTGCTTTGCTTCTTCAATAGCAAGTTCTTGATCCGCAAGTTCGTGCATTTTGGCGAAAAGGTCTTCAAGTCTTTGAATTTCACCGCCGGTTAATTCTTTTCGATTTTCCGAGGCAGTTTTACAAATCTCTGTAATTTCGGATTGAACATTGTCCATATTTTCGGACAACTTTTGTTTTTCATCATCGGAAATAATGATGCTTTCATTGAAGTTATCAAAGATACTGCCTGAACCTTCAATCTTACTCATAAAATCGCCAAACTTTGAACCTATATCCTCATATGACGAACCAAGATTGTCGTTTGCCGACTGTAAATTAGCCTCCGCACTTGCAAGATCGTCCGTTGATTGAGTTGCATCACCGTTAGCGGCAGAAAACGCAATAATGCCTGCTGTCAAAGCTGTAATACCTGTCAAGATAAGCACGGCAGGATTAAGTGACATTGCCATATTCCACGCATATTGTGCAGCTGTTGCGAGCGTGATTTCACCTGTTAATGCACCGACTGCAATTTGTTTAAGCGTTATAGTGCCAAGTGATGCAGCTTCGGCAAGGCTCTCCGCTGTTACAGATGCGGCATGTGATTTAACGAGAGCTGTGATAGACGAGATGATTTTCCAAGCTTTCCACGCCGTGATTGCTGTAGTAACAATAGGCAAGAGTATATTGAGGTTGTCGGCAATCAAGTCAATAGCTTTTGCAAGCGGTGGTATAACCACTTTTGCAATGTTAGTAATAGTTTTGCCGAGGTTAATCAATATGGTTTTAACTGTATTGATAGCTTTTTTAAGACCGCCATTTTCAAAGGATTTTTTGATAGTGTTAATTGCCTCTTTAACGGGGGTTTGCAGTTCTTTTGGCAATAACTTAACTAAGTTTTTAGTTAAAGCATCTACGATACTTTTTGCCGCAGACAGTAGATCGGGAGCACGGTCACTTATGCCTTTAACCAATGTTTTTACGATGTTTATAGCCGCTTTAACGAGTTTGTTGGAGTTGTTTGCGATCCCGTTAACAAATGCCTGCAAAAAAGACATTGCGGCATCAATCATCTTCGGAGCGGCTTCAACTGCTTTTGTTGCAAGTTCGCCAAAAATAGAGCCTGCCTCTTCAATCATCTCCGATAATCCGCCTTCGGTAAATGCCTCGGTAAGTCTGCTTACATAGTTCTGAGCCTCTTTTGCGGCATCAGTAAGCGGCTCGGACATACTCTCGTAGATTTCGATGCCTAATCCCTCAAGCCCTGATTTTAGTATCGTAATCTGTCCCTGCAGATTATTTTGCATTGTGTCAGCCATTTTTTGAGCCGAGCCGTCTGCATTATCAATGTTTTTTACAAGAGTATTAAAATCCTTATCACTTGCATTAACAATGGCAAGCATACCCGACATAGCCTCTTTACCAAAGAGCGTACTTGCGGCGGCTGTCTGCTCTGTTTCGGACAAACCGCTGAACTTTGTCCTTAACTCTTTGATAACATCAATGAGCGGTAATGCTTTGCCGTTGGCATCGGTCATGCTGATTTTGTATTTATCCATGACCTCTTTCATTTCCTTCGTTGGGGAAGCGAGGTTGGATAATGCAGTTTTAAGGCTCGTGCCTGCCATGCTGCCTTTAACACTCGCATTAGCCATAAGACCGAGTGCAACGGACACATCCTCAACACTATAGTGCATCGCACCCGCAAGAGGGGCTACATATTTAAAACTTTCGCCAAGCATTGACACATTAGTATTTGCAGAGCTTGATGCTTTAGCAAGCACATCGGCAAAATGGGTGCTGTCAGATGCCTTTAAGCCAAATGCAGTAATTGCATCTGTAACAATATCTGAGGTCGTCGCAAGGTCAAGACCATCTGCAGCGGCAAGTGACATAATACCGTCAATACCATTGAGCATTGATGTTGTGTCCCAGCCTGCCATAGCCATATATTGTAGAGCCTCGGCGGATTCAGATGCAGAAAACTTAGTTTTAGCTCCCATTTCTTTGGCTTTGTCTGTAAGGCTTTGCAGGTCTTTTCCGCTTGCACCGCTGATAGCCGAAACCTTGGACATAGCCGCCTCGAAAGATGAACCGACAGTTGCCGCTGCTGTTGCTCCTGCTCCAAGAGTTGTAGCTATACCGGCAAGCGTTGTTGTTATTGCAGACACACCTGTTTTGGCAAGTCCTTTTAATTTATCAATACCCGTTTTAAAACCACCGGTATCAATTTTGGTGTCAATTTTAATAGAGCCATCGTATGCCAATATCTCACATCCTTTACTGTGAGGTCATCGGCATCCAATGGCTCTACTTGACCTGATTATTTTTTATCGTTTAATACGATTTCAAATAGCTTTTTACAGTTACGCCCTTTACAGTATGTAAAAATGCCCTTACACCTTGACGATTTGTCAAAGTAATATAAGGGCATTTCGTAACCGCAAAAAGGGCATTTAATTTTTTGTAAGTTTTTCAATTTATCACCTACGATAAATCATATTGATTTTTACTTGTTAATTTTGTTTTAACACTTAAATCTAATTCATTTTTCGGTACTTTAGAAGTGAATTCAAACTCAGCGTAACCGCTGGTTTCGCCTTCAAATTTATATACATATGTATTTATATAATAATCATCAGTTTCGTCTTTTGATTCTGATATCTTAGTACCTTTTCCGCCAACAATTTCTTCAACTTTAAATATGGTCATTCCCATATTTATTTGGTCAAACTCATCTTTGCTGATTCCTGACGGGTCGTTTTTAGCTCCACAGGCTGTGCAAGTCAATGCTAATAATGCAATAGTTATAAAGGATAAAATCTTTTTCATAGCTGTACCACCTCAATAAATTTTATATACACATTATACAAAATCTATATAAGTTCGTCAACTGATTTTCCTGATAACAAAGCCTCTTCAATCACATTATACTTTTCCTGCACCGACTGTGGCAGAGGCAGGGCATAGAGCTTTTTCATTCTCTGATAAAAATTGCGGTCTGCTGTTGACATTTTAGGGGTAATCGGCATACTGCGATACCCCAAGATTCTGACGAACATACAATCGGCGTTAAGGGATTGAAACAATGCTCTGAACTTCCACCAATGTAATTTCGCATCGTTGAGGTCAATGCCATATTGCTCCATAAATGCCGCATAGATATAGCCGTCATCAAAATCGTAATCAAATACAGCTTTATCATTTCCACCGCCTGAATGCTTTTCGGGTGGTTTTCCACAGCGATAAAAGTTTAAAATAGCCTCGACTGTTTCTTCGTTCATCGGGCAAGGTGTTCTGAATACAAGCTTCTGAATTTCTGCGAGTATTTCAGCCGATAGTGTATCATCAATTTGATTAGTAAGTATAAGCTCGAATTTAATCCACACTCTAAAGTCGGTGTTGATTTTATAATCTACACCCGACACGGTTATTGTATCGGGTGTTTTGTCACAAAGCAGATTCATTACTTTGTCGCCGGTTTAAGTGTATTTTTGTAATGATTGTACTGCTTATGCCTTTTGCCCCTGTGGTTGTTGTTCATTGCAATTGCTCTGCTTTTATACCTACTACCGAGCTTTGAGCTGAGAGCATTAACAGCCTTGATGACATCCTCGTAGGCATTGATACAGGTTGTAAGGTTTACGGTTTCGCCGAAAACCTTTTTAGCTGTCCCGTCACCAAAAACCTCATCAAAAAAGTTAAAAACAGCCGTACACTGAGCACGGATAAGCTCTGACTGGCGTTTGCCCTCGGGCTGTAAATCATTCATTGCCTTTGCCACATTATCGTGAGCGTGTTCGTAACGCTCCATAACGAGTGCATCGGCAACATCAATGTCAGGTAAATTTACACCGTTAATAACCATATTTTATGCCTCCGAAGTTTTTGCTGTAAATGTCTTTGTGGCTGTGTCAAAAGTACCCTCGACAGGATCTCCTTTTGCCAGAAAGTTACCACTACAACCCATTTCGCCGTCGTCATTTGTAAAACTTGCAACCTCAACCGCAACACGGATTTTGCGTGCATGATATGCGGTCTTGTTACTGCCGCCTTCAACAGGCTGGTCAAGGTCAACGATAACATAATCTGTTTCGGCGTCTGCTCCTACAAGCTGTTTCTCACCGATATTGATGATGTAATTGATAGCATCCTGCTCTCTGATCTGGTCAACCTCAAACGCTGTTGTCCAATCATAGCCGCTGATTGATTTTGTTGCAGATTTGTCGCAGACATACTTACGGCTCTTAGTCTGAGCCGCAGGTGATTCATCAAGTGTCTTTGCACCTACACCGAGCAGAGAAAAATTCGGCGACTTGTTTGTGCCGCCGCAGTCAAGATAATTCGCCTGCATACGCCTCTGTCTGATTACTTCACTCATTATTTTTTACCTCCAATTTTAGTATATTTAAGTTGGCACTGTATTTGATATCGCGCCGTTTTTGTGTCATTGTCGATTGCATACCCCGATGACAGCACCTTAACGGATAAAGGGGTTAAACCTTCGGGCAATTTCGGCAGTTTACCGTTTAAGTCCTGTTCGGCAATCCACTCTTGTAATCTTTCATAAAATTCAAGATTTGCCATATTGATTGATTCATCGGGACTGTAATTTTCACGGCTTGCAAAGATAAAGAGGTACTGGCATTTAGCAGAGCCGTCAATGTACTGCTTTAGTACAGTTTTGCACGGCACAACCTCAATGCTGTACTGTTCGGGATCTTCGCCGAGATAGTCAACATTAAGGTCATTATCAACCTCTAATACATCGCAATCGGCAAACCACCTAAACAATGATTTAATGATTGATGTTTCCATTATTTTCTATTTTCCTCCGCTTTTTTCTTTGGCGGTTTTTATAATATCGTCAAGGTGATCTGCTTTCATTCGCTCAAACCAAAACTTGCCCCTTAGACCACCGCTTGCTGTACCTTGTTTGCCTTTGCCTGCATTTAGGTAGTAATTGGTATGTGCATATACAATATCGTACATTACCTCACCACTACCTATCTTTGTGCCACGGATACCGCTCTTGATAAGATTGCCGGTTTTAAAAGGTACATATGGAGTAGAACGGCGAAGGACTTCGCTGTCCACAATTTTTTGAACCTTGCCACTCGGCTCAAGACCACGGTCTTTAAGCATTGTTTCTGTGGTATTAAAAAGCAGTTTAATAATCATTTAACCACCAATTTAATATGCTTTGAAAAAGCACTTGCCGACAGATTTTCGGTGACCTGCGTAATCTGCTGACCGCCTGCGTCAAGGATATCCTTAACAGTAATTACATCAAGGTCAACCAAGCCTTTTACAACATAATCTCCCTTTTTTAGGGAGTAGCAATTGTCACTTTCATCAAGCGGTAAAGACTTGTATGTTGACGGGTCAACATAGTGAGTAGTCTGCAAAACGCTGTCGGGGATACGGATAACATACTCATCAGATGCAGACACATTTTTGTCAGCAACAATAATTTGATCCCTACCGTGGTAATTAACTCCGTCCAAAACAGTTGCAAACCAAAAGGTTTCACGACCCTGCTTTTTAGAGCAAAACACGGTAATGCGTGTGTTGTTTGTGAGCATTATCTCACCCCCTGATAAAGCAACCCTGTGCCGCTTAATTCCTGCTTGATAGCCTTGTACATTGCTCTTTTTTCACGCTCTGCAAGCTCATCGGCATTGTAATCATTGTTGTATGTAACGCTGTAACCGTCCGTTGATTCGGATTTGATGCCTTGAGGGATATTTGCCACACCTTCACGGATTTCGGCAACCGCCTCAGCAGCAGCACAGACTGCATTCTTTACCTGTTCCGTCACTTCGGAAATTTCTCCCATAATAACATAGTTTAAAAAGCGTTCCGCCTTGCGTGCATAGCGGTTAAATTCTTCGGCGGCTAAAGTACCGCCGAAAGAATCCTTGTAATAAGCATAATCCGCATACATTTTTAAGATACCTTAATGTTACGGAAAACACCGCACTTTGTTGTGTTTTTGAGAGCAACAGCGGCAACCATTTCAACCTCAGCCTTTTTAACCGCACCGGGGGCAGTAAGGTCAGGCATATATGTTTTGATGATTGACGAACCGCTGAGGGAAACACCGTGAAAAGCGTCAAGACCAAGCTGTACCGCATAAAGGTCGGTAAGACCTGTCACCTTTGAGCTTGATGCACCTGTTTCGTAAATCGGCACGCAAGGCACAGTCTTTGAACCGTCAAAGTAGTTACCCATATCGTAAAAAATGATACCGTCATAACCCTGAGCAGTTTTACCGAAAGCGTCCTCGGCTCTTGTGAGGTATCCTGCACGCTGAGCAACGCTTTTGAGCTTAGCAATAATCTTGCTGTTGCCGAGCAGAAAAGTAGGCTTGCCGTCAATACCGCCGATAAACTCGTTGAGCATATCAATCATAAGCTGATAGTTGCTTGTAACAAGTGCAGAGGTTGAGAGGTCAACTACTGTCTTGTCAGAGCCTGCGTTGTACTCGGTGCTTGTGCCCTTGAGGAGAGTTGTAAGACCGTCAAAGTCAACCGACTTATTAGTCTTTGAGCCGTTAATACAGCAATTTTGAAAATGGTTACGAGTAGCGAGGGTTTTCTGCTCGAGCTGAAACGCAATTTCGTTTGTTGTTGCTTCCTGAATAACACGGTCAACCTCACTTGCACCGCCGAAGATTTTAAGGTCAACGGTCTTTTTAATTTTCTTCGCCTCATTGGCTGTGTATTCGCTGTTGATTTCTCTGCCTGCCGCTGTTGACGGTGTCTGGAGCTGTAAGTAACCGTAGGTGAGAGTTGAGCCTCCGACACCCGGTGATACGGCATCATCAAAAGTAAGCTCATCCATAAACTGTGAGCCACGGCGGAGAGTATCAATAACCTCCTGTGTCACCTTGTCGGCTCTGCCGACGCTTGCTTCTGCTAATGTAATAGGCATTTTGTGTCCTCCTTATTTCTTGTAATAGTCTTCAACGGCAGACTTGAGGTTTGAACCGGACTTTGCTTTTGCTCCGCCTGTGGGTCCGCCGAGGTCAAGTTTCTTTTTGGGTTCTTCCTCTGACTTAAAGAGGAAAGGTTTTGACTGTTTCAGCTCTGCAAGCTGTTCGTCAAGTCCCGTGATACTGCCGTCCTCAGTCTGAGATACCTTTGACATATCAATGTTAGCCTTGACCGACACGAGGTCAGCCGCACCTGCGTTATTGATGGCAGATTCAACCGCCTGCTCAAACTTGTAGTCATTGAGCTTTTTGTCGCCGTCAAGCTGTGCCTGCTTAACCTTGTTCTGCCAATCGGGGTCATAACCTTCAAGATTAGCGTTTGCAGTTTCGAGCTTTTTTGACACATCATCATACTTGTCCTTTTCGACATACTGACCGCCTGCAAGGTTGCCGAGCTTAACATCTGCCGCATTGTTTACCTTTTCGGCAAACTGTTCAAAGGTTAATGCCTCGTCACCAAACAAGGCTTTTAAAATTTCCATTAAGTCCATTTGTTTGCTCCTTTCAATTTATTAGCAATTGTGTGTGCTCAGATATTTGAGCAATATTAAAAGCCCCCGAAATTCGGGAGCTTATAACCATAATCTGTAATTTT